CGAAGGGAGGCTCGCATAGGGCCTCTTTTCCTTCTCTGTGGATGGGTATATGGTGTTAATATTCGGGATGGGCTAGGGGTTTTCGGAGGGAAAAAGAGACCCACCCCCCCCTCAAAAAGACTGACACTACCCACCCCCTGGGGGTAGGCAGCGCCGCCTTTCGTCAAGCGCATCGCAGCATCAGCAGGAATATCCCTATGAGCATCGCGCCGTAGATGACAGCCATTATGACGCCTCCGACCGACCTTATCTCTTCGGCTTTCCTATACCTTTCGGCTAGGCTCATTCCTTTCTTCTTGTGGGTTCTCTCGCTTTCCATTTTTCCTTTCCCCTCTTTCTACATATATAGTACACCAACCTAGGAAGAAAGTCAAGGGTTTTACTTAACTTCATGAAACATCTTGGCAACTCACATCGAAGCTGCGGCGGATGCTGTTGACCGTGCCATACATCGGCGCCGCGATGCGACCGGATTCGTTGCGCGCGTATACCTTATATAAAAAAGTCAAAAGAAAGTATTGACAAGTCGTATGGTAGTGGTATTATATAGGTGGTTAGAGAAAAGGAGAAAAACCAAATGACCAAAAGCAAGTTCGAGAAAATCTATGCCACCATCAAGAGGGGCGCGTTCACCAAGGCTAGTTGGCAAAGCGTAGCCCAAGTCAACGGGGACGAGTACCAAAAGGTGTCCCAAGGCGTTGTGAGATTCGTACGCTATGGCGCCATCAAGGGCGTTGTCGTCAAAGGCAAGGCGAACCCAAACGAGACCTCGCCATTGCCGAATGCCCTCTTCCACAATTCGAATACGGGCAGTTGGCTCGTCCAATTCGCCACCACCACCATCAAGCCTAAGGTGAAATACTTCATCAATGGCGAAGAGGTCGACAAGAGCCAATTCGAGTTGGGGGTCAAGCCAAGGAAGTCGAGCCAAGACTCACCCGTATTCAGGGTCAGGTTGGAGAACGTCCTATCCCTCGGGTAGGCGAAAGACGGGGCGCGAAGCCCCGTTTTCCTTTGCCTTCGATGACCGTGCTCAGGATGGATCCTGGAAAAGAAAAGCCACCCGGGGAAATTATGCGAAACCCGGATGGCTCTTGGAAGGCATGGGAATGGAAGAACCCACCCTTCCTGAAAAAAGGAGGTTATCCCCATAGGTCCAACTATCCTATGGTTGGCATTATGTTAGCACACAATACAGCATGTGGCAAGGAAGGAGCTGAGATCCGCCGCATGATCGTATGCCGTGCTTAGGATGTGGCTGCGTAAGCTGAGTCATGCACATCGAGGCCCTTGACATCGATGGTGTATGGTGTTAATATATATTCAGAAAAGGAGGGACGCCAATGGAGAAAATCATATCCGACCTTCGGTTCGAGTCCTTGGGCAAAGACAAGCTGATGATTCTCGTCGACCTCGAGGATGGCTCTGAGAGGTCCATCGCCGACTTCGAATACAAGGACCATGGGAAGGCGCCATACGAGGATGTCTACAACGAATGCCTTGAGGTCGCGCATGACCTTGGCTACAGACTTCAGGGCGAATGCGACGAATGATTCGGAGAGGGGTGGCTGATGAAGCTGCCCCTTTTCATCTGCCTTCAGTACCGTGCCGACGGTATGATCATGAGCTGCGTCCGATGGGAGCCGAGCCCGACGCTCAGGAGACGGTCATCTGCCGCCGGACAGGGAACTGTTCTGGATCCGGCATCCTGTCATGTGCCGTGCTTACGGTCCCGATCATGCGATGTGCGGCGTCTGAGGAAACTGTTCTGGGCGGAGTCATCTGAAGCTGATGCCAGATGAGCTTCCATCCGGGATTCGGGACCGTGCTCACTGTCCCACATCGGAAGACAGGTCCCATCTGGACTGTACAAAGAAACCCTTGACAGACATCATATATGGTGTTATTATATAGTCAGGAAAAGGAGGAAAGCCATGGCTAAGCGAAATCTGGGCAAGTACGAGCGAACCAAGCATGCCGAGACGCATAAATGCGTATGGTGCGGAACGAGGCTTGAAGCCGATGAATGCGACTTCGAGGTCGAATTCGATGGCTGGTTGTGCCAAGACTGCCAAGCGGCGTTGAGAAGCCGAGGGGAAAGGCTGATATTGGTCAAGGAATGACCAATGGGAAGGGAGGTCGGAAGGCCTTCCTTTTTTTTGCGTCCCGCATCCTGAACAGCGGCTTCCGGCGTCGTCTGCCGTGCTTATGATGGGATCTGAAGCTGATCATCTGGATGAGACATCTTTGGAAAAAAGTTCAGCAAACCACTTGACAATGTATGGTGGTATGATATAATTATCTTGCAAGGAAGGAAAGACTTGCGAAGTAAGTGGTGAACTTTCTCCCCCATAGCCATCAGAAGCAGGAAAGTCGGTATCGCCCATTCCCATTGGACCGAAAGACGGGTTAAGCATAGCGTTGGAGGAATCACGTCTATGCGAACTAGGAGGCACAAAGGTTGCCTCCTTTTTTCGACTCTGATCATCTGGATTCTCGCCGTGCTGGATCAGGACGCCGCATCCTGAGCTGTTCTGAAGCAGGTCCTGGGTGGCAGCCTCTCCGGCGGGATGTGCCGTGCTCAGGATGGGACGACGGTCTGGCATCCGGCGTCTGACAGGCAGGAAAATTTTTTCTCAAAAACCCTTGTAATCATACGTATATAGGTGTAATATATAGATAAGATAAGAGGAGCCAATGTCATGAGAAACCAATTCGCAGACAAAAACCTTGAAATCCAAGTCGCCAAAGAGATTATGGAACACACTATGAAGACGGACATGAAGTGTGGCAAATGGCCATACAAAAGAGAATACACCCTTGACGAAGCCATTGAGGTCGTCCGCGACATAGTGGACAGATTCGAGAAGGCATTCGACGATGGCAAGACCCTTACGGAGGCAAGATTAAGGATGGAGCTAAGCGGCGAATTCCAAATCAAAGCCATACGAATCGTACAATGGGGATGGGGCATACCGAAATGGGGTTGGGCGAGAGGCTGAATTTCGCAGAACCTCTGAAAGGCTTGGGATAACCCAGGTCTTTTTTTATGCCCTGAAAGCTCAGGACGCCGCCTGGATGCATGCCCGTGCTGGATCCGGGATGCATCGGCTTCGGCGTCTGGAGTCAACGGTCCCTTGATGTGACTCATCTTCCTGATGTCAGAAGCAGCTGGGATGCCAGATGGAAGCTGACCGTGCTTACGGTGGCAGACGAAGCTGTTCATCTGGGTGCGATGTCTATGAAAAAAAGTTCAACAAATCCCTTGACAATATATAGGTGTATGATATAATGTATGCGTAGGGAGGGGAACTTCCCTATGGAGCAGAGCCCACAGGGTCTCCTAAAACCCATTGGGGGTGGGGTGTGGCAAACGAACGCTGCCAAGTAACGCATAGGGAGCTTCTAAGCGAGGATGCCTCGCCATAGGAAGAAAGTCCCTAGGCGGCAAGGAAAAACCGTCATCAACCAGTCGGGGGGCTGAACCCCCACCTAGGGCGACCATTGGTGCGAAAGGGGTCGAACAAAAATGGGAGAAGGCGATTCGCCTTCTTTTTTTTGCGTTCGGATGAGCCAGATGCCTTCCATCCCAGAACCGTGCTATGAATCCACATCGGAGCTGAGCCGGATGAGCTTCTGCCTGCGGCGGGACTGTCCTGTCCGAAGCCAGACGCCTTCGGATCTCAGCCGTGCTATGACGGTATGATCATGGGATGCGGAGGTCCACTCAGGACCTGTCTGACCTGAATTCCCCACCCAGAGCCAGAAGCGTTCGGAGCTGAGTCCGAACTGTCTGGGCGTCGACCGTGCTTTCCATCCGGTTGCGGGATGTTCGGACGCCCATCGGCATCCCAGTAAAAAAAGTTCAACGAAACGCTTGACTTATGGTTATATAGTGTTATTATATAACCATAAGGAGGGGATAAAATTATGACCCTAAAACAGATAATGAAGAAAATCGAGGACGCCAATGGAACCAATGAGATGTTCGGAGTCGGTCTGATGTACGAAATCAGCATCGAAATCGATGGTCTCTCAGCCTGCTATGGCAAGTCGTTCTCCAGCTACAAAGCCATCAAGAAAGCCATTGATGTTGAGTACGTCAAAGGATACGCCAAGAGCGTTCTCGAATGCGAGTTCTCTTCCAGGGAAGACAAAGGCGTCTTCGATGGCGAGTTCAAGTACCTGTCGTTCTTCGGCAAAGAGGAATCCTCGAAGGTGACGCTGTACTTCTCCTCAAGGCGAATCTAACCGCCTGACCCGACCGATGAGTCGGGTTTTCCTTTGCCTTCCAGAGCCGTGCAAACCGTATGATCATCCAGACGCCGCGGGAGCCAGACGCCGCGATGTGCCCAGGACCGTGCTTTCCATCCCGCATCTGAGCTGAGTCGTCTGGGTGCTTCGGTCAAAAGATTCGCTTGACATACATCATATATTGGTGTACTATATATATAGAAAAGGAGGGAAGCAATGAAAACCTACGAAGAGCTTCCACGATGGTTCAGAACCCAAATCGAAACCATAAAGAAGCACAACAAATACGAAAGCCTCGGAATCGAGGGCGCAACCGCCACTGAGTGCGCCAAGCATGACAAATGGTCGCCATGTGACCTAATCATAAGGGAGGAACTCAACAATGGCGGCGGAAGCGCGAAAGGCTTCCTAGGGCTCACCCCAAGACGCTGCCACAATGGGTACGACTTCATCGTCAAGCACCAAGAGGAACTCAAGGCGATGGACATGTACAGCAAAGACGGTTGGAACAACTCCGGGTTCCCATTATGGCATGACTATCGGCTCTAACCCATCGCAAGCCTAAGCCCAGGTCAAGGCGACCTGGGTTTTTCTTTTGCCTGCGCCTTCGAATTCGACTGCCGTGCTGACTGTCCCGATCTACAGCTCATCCGGCGTCATGATCATCTGGCTTCCCACCGTGCTTACGGTCCCAAAAGAAAACCCAGAGCTGAGCGCTCCGGGATTCCTATTTGCCGAGAAGGGATTTCTTTATGAGCTCCCTTACGTAAGCCGACTTGTTCGGAATTTTGTTCAAGGCATCGATGATTTCCTTGTCCTCGACGTTCCTGAACTTGAGGTTCACAGAGGTGTAATGGGCTCTCTGATACTTCTTGATGTAGGCTTTCTTTCTGGCGTAGTATTCGTCTGACGGTACCATCTTTCTTTCCTCCTCGCATATAATGATAATACTTATATGGGAATAAAATCAATAGGCAAAAAATCATTTGACTTCCATATATATAGTGGTATTATATAGGTAGAAAAGGAGGAAGCCGATATGATGGACTTCGATGAGAACGATGGCTGCGAAGAGAGCGTCGCGAGAACCTTGAATGCCGATGGCATCGCCGAGACCTATGAAAAGGCATTGGAATGGGTTCGCGACATCTACGACACCTTCGAGCTATGCTGCGACAATGGCTATCCCATTGAAAGAGCGAAGAAGATGCTGGCGGAGAAAAACTATCCCCAAGAAGCCGTTGATGCAGTCATCAAGGAATGGGGCATTGAATCCTGGGAATGGTGATTCCGGATGCGGCAGGTCAGAAGCCTGCCGTTTTCTTTTGTCTCATCCCACCGTGCTTACCGTATCCGCATCTGAGCTGCCCGGCGGAGCCAGATGCCGCATGACGCATAGCCGTGCTGATCGGAGCCGCGGCGTCCCAGACTGCTTCATCGAATCCTGTCAAAAAAAGTGCTTGACTAACCATATATATAAGTTTAATATATAGGCAAAGGGAGGTAAGCTATGAAGAAACTGCTCACATTCAAGACGAGGAACCTCAATGAGGTATCCGTCTACGACACCGAGACCGACTGCTTCGGCGAGAGAATCTACTCCATCATGTCGGTGGACAACAGGGGGAAGGAACTCGTCCGATTCGGGAATGCCACCCAAACGCTCTCGATACTCAATGGCTACAAGTATGGCGTAAGGCAATGCGATGGCTATGCCGAGTACGAGGCGTTCATGGAGAAGCACTATTACAGAGAGGAGAGGATGTCATGAGAATCTATGTCCTTGTGAGAACGTTCGTCAACACCTGGAAGGATGAGAGCTTCACAAGCGTCATCGGCGCGTCCATCGACCGAAAGGATATCGAAGCCAAGAGGGATGGGCTAATCCCCGAGGCGAGGGAATCCTTCTACGAACACGACTCATCTGAGCGAAAAGACGATGATGGAACATGGTGCATATGGGAAGACGAACACAGCGTTGACCATTACTGCGAGCTTCAGATAGCCGAGTGCGAAATCTAGGATAGGCGTCCCGCATCGGGGCGCTTTTCCTTCAGGACTCATGACCGTGCTGGATCCGAACATCGGGGGACTCCGATGGCGCATAAAAAAAGTTCAAAAAACCTATTGACACCCATCTTATATAGGTGTATTATATAATCAAGAAAAGGAGGTGCGCTTATGAGCATCGTAATATGTAGGTTCGAAGTCCCAAGCGAGAACACCATCGTTGAGCTCGAATGGGACAAATACGAGCCACACTACATCATCAATGTCCTCAAGGGAGGGCAGCCCGACCACATCGCCAAAGTCCTCTCCAAGTTCAGGACGGGCGACAAGGAGGCAGCCGAGAAAGCGTTCGACAAGGAGGTCAGGTTCGCTAGGAAGGGGAAGTACAAAGATGAATGAGGTCACCTGCTACGACAATGAGACCAAGAGAGTCTTCGTCAAGACATTCGACAACATACGCGAGCAGCGTAGGTTCATGCTCAGGTGCAAGCGCTCGAAGAAGATAACCCTCTTGGGGTTCACCTGGCAGAGCTCAGCCGAATTCGATTACCTCGAATACGGGAGATAGAAAGGAGGGACCGGGGTCCGGAAGGGCTCCGGTTTTTCATATGCCTCCGCCTTTATAGCACGGTGACCGGATCCGGATGATCGGAAGCTGCGCCGAAACCGTCTGGATCCTATGCCGTGCTTGATCCTCCCTAGCTGCGGGCGAAGCCGGCGTACGGTGGATGCATCTGGCCTTCCGTGCTTCCGATGTCGATGAAAAAAACATAACATTTTTCTAACTTGGTACTTGACAACATATAATAAACCTATATAATGGAAGCATAGCAAGGAGGTTTTCTAAAATGGAAAACAAAATCTTAAAACCAAGAGAAATCCTAATCTCCCTCGCGCTTAAGTATGAGGGTGACTGGGACAAAATCACCGAGGCTATCAAAGCCAAGGAAAGACCTGATGAGGCTTTTATCGAGGAAGCCTCGTCCACGAAGGCTATCACCCTTCTCGATGCCGAATACCCAGCGGCTTTGAGGCAATGCTACAAACCGCCTATCGTCCTGTTCTATGAGGGCGACATATCCCTTATGAGAGATATGAACACCTGCGTTGCGTATGTGGGCTCGAGAGATGCCACCCCTTACGGAAACGAGATGGCTAGAACCATTTGCCAAGGGCTCGCCAAAGAGGGCTACAAAATCGTCAGCGGACTTGCTAGGGGCATCGACACCCAAGCCCTCGCATCGGTTGTCAACGAGGGCAAAGCCATCGCTGTCCTAGGCAACGGCATCGGATACTGCTATCCAAGCGAGAACACCGACCTCTATGAAGCCATCAAAGCCAAGGGCTTGGTAATCTCCGAGTATCCGAAGATGACGAAGCCAACCCACGAAACCTTCCCATTGAGGAACCGCATCGTCGCTGGCTTGTCCAAAGCCTTGGTGGTCGGCGAAGCCTCTAGGAGAAGCGGAACGATGATTACCGTCAACTATGCCCTAAGCTACAACAAGGACGTCGGTTGCGTACCATTCAGAGCCACCGAGGACAGCGCCTGCAACTCGCTCATCAAAGAGGGCGCGTTCATGGTCGAGAGCGCGAAAGATGTCCTCGATATGCTTGGCATCGTCAAGTGACGTCAGCCGAAGCTGGGCACCTCCGAAAGGGGGTGCTTTTCTTTTTCCCGATGCAACCCAGCACGGTGGCGTCCCCAGATGCTGCGGGAAGGCGGATGTGGGCTGACCGTGCTGATCGCGATGAGTCGTCCCGAATGAATTTGGTCAAATAAAACGCTTGACTATGCAGTAGGTTGGTGTATTATATAAGAGAACAAAGGAGGTAATATTTATGGCAAACATTTGTTCAAACTCAACGATTATCTACGGACCGAAAGAGGACGTGGAATGCTTCATCAAAGACATCAAGTCCGCCTTCGACAAGACCGAGTACAAGACTCTTGAAAAGGTGTTCGAGGCGCTTGGATGCCACATGAAGGAAAGCGACGTCGGCGCATTCAACATCGATAGGGCTTCTCTTTACAAAGACGAGAAATTCGACCTCAAGGAGAAAGAGGGGCGCTGGTACGTCCAACTCGACTACGAAAGCGCTTGGTCGCCTGCATACGAGGGCATAGACGCTATGCTCAAGGAACTCTACCCAACCCTCAAGCAGGTTACTTGGGCGGAAGAGGGCGGCTGCCAGATATTCATCAACACCGATGACGAGGGTTTCTTCTTCCCAGAGCGCTTCGAGGTCGATGCCTCGGTGTGCAATAAGTACACGCTCGATGAGGGGCATGCCCTTGTCGTGGACAGAGAGGATGCCCTTGGGGTAATCAACCACCTCCACGAAAGGGCTGGACTCAGGAAATTCGACACGCTTGAGGAGGCTGAGAAGTGGTACGAGGACGAGGACAACAACCCCCAGCCTGGCAGCGACTTCTTCCTCAACATCAACGAATACACCAACGAATAACGCAGACCGAATCCGAAGCCAGGCGAATCAGCCTGGCTTTTCCTTCTGTCCCCTTGCCGTGCTTGCGGCATCCACGATCCGTGCTGACCGAAGCTGCCGATGTGGATGAAAACTTTTTTAAAATAAGTCTAAAAAGTTCTTGACATATATAGGGTACTCATATAGTATTATAGGTGAAAGGAGAACAAAGCGAATGATACATATCGTATACGTTCAAGGCTATGATGAGAACAACGAAGTCGGCATCGATTTTAATCAGCAAAAAGGCTTTTTCTATAGCTACGCTGACGCGACTGCTTTCGCCTTTGGAAAACATTTCAAAGTCCCTGAGAATGTCCCACACGCATGCATTTTCATTGAGAAACGCAACAAGAGTGGAATGCTCGTAGACCTCATCAAAGTGAGGAACATAAAATAAATCTAAAAAGTTGTTGACAAGTCCCATATATAAGTTTAATATATAGGCATAGGGGGAAGAAAAAGAGACCTCTTCCCCCTAAATCAAAAAAAAGAAAGCGAGGAAAAAAACAATGCTTAAAATCAAACGTCTCAACCACAAACACGAGGAAACCGACGCCCTCATCGACACCAACAAAATCGTCGCCGTCAAGGAACTCAAGCTCAAGCCTACCAAACTCTTCGACGAGAATGGCAACGAGGTGAGAACCGAAGAGAACGAGAGCAACTACAAAATCGTCCTCGAGGGCGGAACCGACATCGTCGTCACCAAAGCCGTCTACGAGCAACTCGAAGCCAAGCTCAAAGTCGAGACCCTCTAAGCGAGGGTTCTCGCGAGCGCCCCAACGAGGGCGCTTTTTTTCATGCCGCGCCGGCGATGTGCCAGCACGGTAAGGGGATCCGATCCGGATGATCATGCCCCGTGCTGTCCTGAGCTCATAAGAAAATTAATAAAAGTCTTAATTCCCTATTGACATATGCCCTATATAGGTTTAATATTAAGGCAACAAGAAAAGGAGGGCATAGATATGCCGAACTACTGCGACTACGAGATGAAAATCAGAAGTAGCGACAAAAACATCATCAAGAATGTGCTTGAGTGCCTGAAAGCCGACTACAACTACGGTGAGGGCAAACCGGCCCACAAGCACCTTCAGAGAGTCTTCGAGGCGAACGCCGATGAAGTCCACGACAACGGGGACGGGACCTTCACCCAATTCGTCAGTGGGTACTGCGCTTGGAGCCTGTATGTCTGTATGTGCGAGGGCGAGCTCACCTACTACGACCTTCTGAAGACCGACCACCCGGACATCTTTATGGGAACCACCCTGAAAGAGCTCTCGAAGGGATGCGAAATCGAGGCCTTCAGCGAAGAGACGGGTATGGCGTTCAGCGAGCATCTCCTCTACAAAGACGGGGAATGCGTGACGAACGACACCCAGTCGATTCAGGAAGCCGGGCAGGATTCCGAAGGCAGAATCATCGAGAACCCCGACTACGACAAAGACGACTTGGTCAGCGTCGTCCTGAATCCTCACAGAAGGAATCAGACCGAAGACTACCTCTGGGTTATAGGCGATTAGGAAGGAGGGGAGGCAGACAGCTAGCTCTGCCTCTTTTTTTTATGCGCCCAAAGCCAGCACGGTAAGGGGATGACAGGCATCAGATGATCCTCCGTGCTCCGATCTGATCTGGATGAAAGTTAATAAAAGTCAAATAAACCTATTGACATATATCATAGGAGATGCTAACATATGGTATAGAAAAGGAGGTTCGTATATGAGAGAACCGAACACCGAAAACCACTACTGCGACGCATACGTCGAGCTCTTCAACTCACAGGAGCATTGCATGTGGGTGATGGCGAACTACCAAGGCGAGAGCAAAGCCATCTCCTACGACGACAACTTCTACACCCCCGTCGACCTTCTCAAGGCATACAGGGAGCTGACCAAGGACGCGGACGCGCCTGACGAGGCATTCAAGGAATGGCTCATCGACAAAGCCGGCTGCGAGCCTGAGCTCCTGGAAGACGAGGACTGACGGACAGCGTCGCATCGAGGCGGATCACCCGCCTCTTTTTTTATGCCTCCCGATCGCAGCACGGTAACCCATCTGGATCCGGATTCCCAGGCCCGTGCATCGTGATCAGATGAAATTCGTCAAAAGATTTACTTGACATATGCGTATGTAAGTGTAATATATAGTCAGAGGTTAAGAAAATGGAAATCAACATCTCAATGACAAATTCGAAGCTGGGCTCGCAGATACCAAGCGTGTCGCTGCCTCCCCAGATGAGCTGCAGGGAAGACGCGCCCTGCGCGCGCCTCTGCTACGGCAAGAGGGGCAACTTCCTATTCAGGAACGTCCAGGAGTCCCACAGGCACAACTATGAGCGCTATATGGCGGACTCCGACGCGTACTTCGGCGACATCGTCTCATTCCTCAATGATTCGCTCGTCTCCTATAAGTACTTCCGCTGGCATGCGGTCGGGGACATAGTCGACGACGCGTACTTCCTCGGGATGGTGAAGGTCGCGAAAGCCTGCCCGGGCGTCAAGTTCCTATGCTTCACGAAGAAGTTCGGCATCGTCAACGGCTACTTAGGCCGCGGCGGCAGGATTCCCAAGAACCTGAGAATCGTCTTCAGCGCCTGGAGCAAGTCATTCCGGGTCGACAACCCTTACAGGCTGCCGGTCGCGTATGTGCTCTTCAGGAAAGGCGAGCTCAACCCGGACATCCCGGACCTGGCCATCCCATGCGGGGGGCATTGCCCCGAATGCCTGGCTTGCTGGTCCCTGGAGAAAGGGCAGTCGGTCTACTTCAGGCAGCACTGACCGGATCGGGGCTTCGGCCCCTTTTCTTTTTGCGCCCGATCGGAGCACGGTAAGGGGGGTCCCGATCAACATCGATAATTTTTTTATTGACATTTACATATGATAGGCGATAGAATAAGGCATACACAGAAAGAGGTATATAAATATGGAGAACGCAAAGATCAAAGACATGGGGATAGAGAGGTTCCCGAGGGAGCTCAAGGACGCTGAGCTCAGCGAGAAGGCGCCTGAGGCGTTCTGGGTCGCGCTGGCCGGCGAGGGGGCTTTCCTGGCGGTCAGGCGCAAGCAGATCCGGAAAGGGTTCCCAAGCCACGTCGTCATATTCTGGTACTGGGGGGACGAGAGGCCGAAGATCGAGACGCCGGCCTACGACGTCTTCGGGATCGATTTCATGAAGCCTTACGAGAGGCTCACCGTCGAGGCGGTCATCAGGAAGGCGTTCAGGGAGCTTAGGATCAGGGCCAGCCTGAAAGCCTGCGTCAGAGAGGGGACGATCTTCGTCTACCTGAGGGAGAAAGCGGCATGAGGACCGAACTCAAAGTACTCAGGGTCAGGCATGATCTCACCCAGAGGGAGATGGCAGCACGGTTGGGGATCACGACCGCGAACTACTGTCTCATCGAAAACGGGAGATCCGGCGGCAGCCGATCGACCTGGGACAAGCTCAGGAGGGCCTTCGGGCTTTCCGCATCGGAGCTGATCAGGATGAAGGAGGACCTATGAGCCGGCACGGCAAGGCCACGTACGCGAGCAGATCCATCACAGTCAACCTCACCCCTGAGCTGGACGCGTACGTGAGAACCAGGTCGAAGAGGACCAAGAAGAGCATGAACGAGATAATGAACAAAGCGGTGATGGCGCTGAGAGGAGCCGGAAGATGATCACAGGATTCGGATGGAACGGGGGGCTGATGTCCCCATGCAAAGGCTGCGAGGACAGGCATGCCGCCTGCCACGACGGATGCGCCAGGTACGCGGCGTTCAGGAAAGAGCTTGAGAGCCTGAACAAGGCCAAGGAGCTCAGCAAGGCCAAGGAATCCTTCGCGATCCCCCTCGGGAAGAGGAAACGCAGATGATGAAGATCTACAGGAGCTCAGGCCGCAACGGCTCAAGCGGCATCGACCTGGACACGTTCACAGGGAGATTCCACGTCTTCGCCGACCCAGTCGTGGGGAAACCCGTCAGGAAAAGCTCGATGTTCTGGAAGAAAGCCGCCAGGATGTTGGGCAGGATCAAGAAAAAATACGATTATATGATCTAAAATCAAAAAAACCTCTTGACTTATGATAATCAATAGGCTAGAATGAGCTTGCGAAAAGGAGGATCCGCATATGAAGGATACCAAAAACAAGTTCACGAAAGGCCAGACCGTCAAGGCCTGGGATCAGAAGGGCCAAGGCTACTTCATCGGGAAGATCGAGGGCCTTGAGACGAAGAGGGGGATCAGGTTCGCCTCGGTCCGACCGGAGAGGAAATCCGGGAAGAAGGGCAACTTCATGCTCGACTTCATCGTCAGGGAGAGGATCCTATCGCTCGTCCCAGTCAGCTTCTTGTCAGCAATAAAAGAAAACGCTTGACAAATTAACATAAGTCAAGCATAATACAATACGAGGGGAGGCCCCTAACCTCCCCACCTCACTCAGAGGATACGATCCGCCGGCCCAAACCGGCATCGCATACCCGCGGCGGAAACCTCACTTTTCTTGCCAAACATTACCTTACCAAAAAATCCATATCATGCCGCGGGGTTCGGGACTCGGTCGTCAGGCTTATGCCTGGCGGCCGTTTTCCTTATGGATCGGCTGAGCTTCCTTATGTCCCCATCCAAAGCGGAGCACGGTAGGGCCCCCTGGAGGAATCGGAGTATCCTGAGCTGGGCCCTCTTCCTCCTGATCTCCCCGGCCCAAGCCGGTTCTTCGGGGTCGGTCTGGATGAGATCCCTCCTCCTCAGCATCTTCCGCACGGTGGAGCCCAGGGCCTCCTCGATCGGGACCCTCACCATCCTGTGGCGGCAGTTCGGCCTGGTCAGCAGGTACGCCGGCGCGCCCATCGCCCACTCGACCGTCCTGATATGCCTGTCCCTGATCATCTTGGCAAGCCTCTTCCTGAGCCTGGCGTCGCGGCACCTCTCCCTCCAGTGCGAGCTCACGTAGAGCCTCCCCTGGTATTCCAGGTGGCCTTCGGCGCATCCTGCGTGGGATGAGCACAGGTACAGGATCCCCCTGGACGCGATCCTCTCGGCCCTCTCGAGCCTTATCCTGGAGTCGGCGTCCCTTGAGAGCTCCCCGATGGCCCTCATCATCCCCGGCATCAGATCCCTGAACGCCAGGTAGGCCGCCTCAGCACGGTCATGATCCGACATCAGATAGCGGTCGGCCTTTCTGGTCAGCTCCCTCTGGAGCCCCGACGCGATCCGCCACGCCCTGGAGCATTCGTCCCTGGTGAGCGGCGCCCGATCGGGCAGCCCTGAGATCTCAGCACGGATAGCCTTCAGCGCAGGCTGCCTGCCATGCCCCGACGAGAAAACGCGGCATATCGCTGCCGCGCATCTGACCAGGGGCCAGGATATCCTATATCTCAACGTCCTCGAGAGCATCGTTGTGAGGGTTCTCCGCGCCCATCTCGCCATAGGCGCCCTGGGCGAACGGATCCTTCTCGGACTCCTCGCGCTTGGCCTTTATCCTGGCGAGCTCCTCGTCCTTCCTCTCCTTGGACCAGCTCTTGCCGTAGAGGTAGTCGACGGCCGTCTCGTCGCTGATCAGGCCTTCCCTCCAGCCTCCCAGCACGGATTCGAGCTTGTTCTCGAATGAGGAGTCGGCGAACTCGTCGTACGTGACCGAGATGTCGTAGTTATGGCAGGTGCACTCGTTGGTCCTCATCATCTCATCGGCGATCAGAAGGTCGTTCGCGACCCTCCTGAAGGTCTCGCCTTCCTCGTCCTTGACGGTGTTCCTGGTGAAGATCGTGACCTTCTCCTTCTCGCGCTGCGCCTGGGCGTTGTCCTTCTTGGCGATGTCTATGCCGAGGGTGGCCGGCGACATGATGCCCGATATGATCTGGAGCAATATGGCCGTGGCCTCCTCGCTGTACTGCGCGATGTCGAGCTTAGGCTGGGTTACGGTGACAGGGCCGGTCGTGCCGGACTGCCCGTCGCCTCCCCTGAAGCCCTTGAACGCGACGTACTTCCTGTCGAAGGCGTGAGGCATCTTAGGCATGCCGGTCTTCTCGTCCTTCTCGAGGTACATCGTGTCGAAGTACTCCAGCGTGGTGGATCTGCGCACGGTATTGGCCGACTGGGACAGGCACTGGTCGAGGTCGTCGAACAGGTCTATCTTGCCGGTGAATATCGATCTGCCGTAGGTGTCCGCGTTGCTGTCCTCGTATATTATGCACGGATATCCGAGGAACCCCTTGTAGTTGCTGACCCTGATCGTCTTTCTGACGTCCTTCAGCTGAGGGAGCGATTCCAGCTTCACCGGGGTGAGCAGATCGGAGGCGGGCGTCATCCTGAAGAGCTCCTTCTCGATGACGAGGTCCTTGCCGTCCCTCCTGCGTATCTCGAACAGGACGTAGTCCTTGCGGTTCTCGTCCTGGAAATAGTCTTTGTATATGATCGCCCTGAGCCTGCCGGACGAATACACGAAATCGACCGCGTCGGCGCGGTAGTAGAGCAGTATCGGGCAGTCCGATATCTCTTTGTCCCAGTTGATCTTCCATGCGCCCCAGCCCTCGACGAACGTCATCGGCCTGGCCTGCTGCATGACCATCCTCGTGAAGTGGTTCTCCCTGAGGATCTCCTGAAGCCTCCCGTCGAGCTTCTTCAGCTTGTCGCCGGACCCGACGCTTATCCTCGGGATGCCGACTATGTTGACCAATGTGTCGACGATGTTCCTCGGCTGCCCTGAGTGGGTCCTCTTTATGTCCTGCTCGACGGCGCTGACCGCCCAGAAGTAGGACTTCTTGTTCCTGTTGTAGATCGGGTCGTAGTTGAAATCGAGGACCTGCGCCCTGCTGTAGTAGTTCAGGATCTCCTCTGAGTCCCCGCCGTACCAGACGCAGTACTCGTGGAGCTTGTTCTGGATGTCCTCGTTGATGTTGTTGACGAACGTCAGCCTCTCCTCGCGGACCCGCGGGTCGATCGGCGTCTCTATGAGGCCGACCAGCCCAAGGGCTTTCTTCCTGATGTATTCCTGCACGGTTATGGACATGTCAGATCTCCTCCTCCCCGGCCGACTCGGATGCGGCCAGCTCTATCTCCCTAAGGTAATCGGCTTTGGTCCTCTTGGCCGCCTCGGCGCCCTTCTCGGGCACAGGGGCATCCGACCCCCACTGGTACGTGACCAGGGGCTTGTGGTCTATGTCTATCCCGAGCCGTTCCGCGGCGGACTCGATCTTGCCGCAGTACTTCGGGAAGTCTATGCCGAACCTGAGGACCAGGCCCGGGTGCTTCTTGGCTATGGCGAACATCGCGTCCGTCATCGTGGAGTTCCTCCTGACCCAGTCCAGCTCGGGGATGCGTTTGCAGAGCGCCCCCCAGTGCCTCGGCCCGGAGACGGTCACGCGGATGCGGACCAGGTCCTGCCCGATCAGGTATGGGAACCTCGGGTTGCGCCTGGGCGACCCCGCGGGTATGTATTGTAAGGAATAGCGCCCACGTGTCCCGCGTATGCGTGGATCGAGGCGCCTGAAGTCGTCCCGGGATATGGGTGTGTCGTCTATGGACACGATGTATAGGTACACATGGCCCGAAATGAAAAATTTTTGGCTAATCCCGCCCCCCATCGATCTGTCCATCGCATCGGCTTTTTTCCTCTGCGCCGCGGCGCTGGCCCTTCCGCGGGCCTCCTGCCTGGCCGCCCCGGCTATGATCGTCGCGCTATCCATCGTCTTCCTTGTCGTCGTCCCCGGTCGGCTTGACGCCGCTCGCCACGAACCTGATCGCGACGGTGCCCGCGGACTCGTCCTTCTGTATCGCCTTGTCTATTATGGCCAGGGCGCTGGCGTTCCCGCCCATGCCCAGGTCCCTCACGAGATGGAGGTATTCGTCTATGGTGCATTGCCTGACCCATTCCTCGACGGTCTTGAAGTCGTGGCCGTAGGTCTCCCTGCACCACTTGTCCATCTCGTCCGGGGTCTTATGGAACATGGAGAGTATCTGCGGCCTGGTCCTGCCGACGGCTATGGCCGCCTCGAACCTCTCGACGGTGAGCTGATATGATTCCAAGATGCTGTTTCCCATGCCGTTCTCCGCTTTCTCACCCGATTATAGCGCTTATGGGCGCGCCTTTGCAACACCCACGCGTGATCGGGCCTCCTTCCAGCGCCCCATCGCCTCGGCCCTGCGGATGCCCGGCTCGAGGTCCCTCATGAGGGCGAGGAACTCGTCGATCCATCCATGCCTGGCGCAGCTGTCCTCTATCGCGAGGCGGTTCTCCCTCAGGTACGCGATCCTCTCCGGGTCGGCCTGACGGGGTTTCTTCGGGGCGCGTTTCCTGGGTCTGAGCGCGAGCCATGCCGATTCGGCGCGCCCGAGCCTCCTCAGGTGGGCCCTGCGTTTGGCCAGGGTGAGCGCCCTCGGCGAGAGGAACCACCCCTCCCAGAGCAGCCTGGCGCCCCTGAACGAGTCGTCGTCGATGCCTTCTGGTTTGGACGCGAAATCCGACCCGATGAGGTTGATCAGGTCGAGGTCGGTGAGCCGTATGCGTATCCATGCGGACGGGTCGAGCGGGTCCGGCGCGTCCATCTCGAACGACTCGGTCGAGCTCAGGTATCTCATTCTCGGTTCCATAACATAAGTTTGGCGTTTCATTTGTTTTTTTTCAAGTGATTTATATATAAATCAGCCCTTCGGGAAGTTGAATCTTACGTTTTTTCCCTATTGTACTAATATTTTGTCTCTTGCTTTCCTATTATGCGTACAATAGGGGAAAAAGATAAGAATGAAGAAATCGCCCGGATTACCAATACCTCTATTATAATAATTATTATTATTATTATAATGAGGTATTAGTAAATACAGGAAATCTCTGGGAAGGGCCGTCCGGGGGGTCCGCATATATCTATCTAAGATATGATATATGCCTGCCCGAAACAGGGTATGATGGGGCGGTCCGACGCGGTTTAAGGCAAGGCGCCTATTCCGGATCGGGGATGAGCGTGCCGGCCTTCGGCGACATGAGGTTGACTTGCTGGTCGGCGTAGTCCTCGCCGAACTCGTATTTGAGGAGGTCCGATACGGCGGCGCTCCCGCAGCATGCGGCGAGCCCGAAGTCGATGACCTTGCATCTGACGGTGTCGGCCAGCCCGGTCGGCGCGGTTCTCTCTATGGCTATGTCTTTCATGGTTTTCGTTTTTCCTTTCTGTCTGTCTCGGCAAGCGGGGCCACGACGATCTCATCGCGATGCCCGTCGGCCTCCGGGAACAGCGCCCTCATGAGCGCGTCCCTGCATTCGGCGCAGTATCCCTCAAGCTGCTCGAGCGAGCCGTAGTGGCACTTCCCGCCGAATATGAACCAGGCGGTCACGATATACGGGTCCCCGTCGATGCATATCGAGCGGACGAACGGGAATCTTTCCTTTATCCCCTCGATCCTGGCTTCGCGTTGCCTCAGGTATTCCTCTTCGGTCATGGTTTGGCTCCTTTCCGTTTTATCTCGTTGAGGTATCCCCCGAGGTTGTACGCATGCACTATCGGGAAATCGCATTCCTCGAGCCACTCCTCGGCCACGAACCTCTCGCATATCTCCGGGGCGACCTCGGTCAGGAACGCCTCGATCTCCCCGTCGTAGTCCTTGAGGTCGCATTGGAACGCCCAGGCTTGCTCATCGTCCCCGAAGAACACGTTGCTGAACGCGTCGTCGGTCCCGGCCTTGTCCCTGTTGTACGCGGTTATCGCCCCGAACGGGATCTGGGTCGCGCGGGGGAGGCTCGCGAGATGCTTCGCGAAATCGTGCCTCTCGGCGAAGAGCTCCCACTCGTTCTTGCCCTCGGAATCCACGACGGTCGGTTGGCCCATGTCGAACAGTTTCTTTATCTCCTTGGCGTGCTCCCTTTTGAGCTGGCCGGAGAATCTCAGGTATGTGTATGTCCCCATGCTATATCTCCTCCACGTACTGCCACGACTGAGGCGGTCTCTTGAGAGTGTATCCGAAACGCTCGCAATGCTCTCTGTAGGTCTCTTTGGAATAAGGCTTGCCGGACAGCTCGACGAGCGATCTGGTCTGCTCGTATGTCGGGGTGCCGAATCCGACGAAGTCTTTCAGCTCTTTCGGCTCGTCGAAGATCACAAGGTTGTCGATATGCCAAGCGTAGCCATATCTTTCTTTGTCACAAGGAAGATATTCTCTAAGTTCGTCGCTTGTTAGGCAGGCTTTTTGGCAAATTTCTCCTTCTCTTCTAATGTCTGCATTGCTCACAAACATTTCGTACCCATATGGGAAGTTATGTATTTCACCGACTTTGTTTAAGGTGAACTTGGCAACCACTTTGCCGTTGAGCTTCCACTCATGGTCGTGCTGCGTCTTGTCAAAATCGTTCTTGTAGTATCTGTAGGCATCGCGCTCGCTTTCGTAGAGGCTGTAATCCTCATCGTCTTTGCTGGGTTTCTTGGCGAAGAGGGTTTTCGGTATGAGTGCGTATTCAGGGCTATAGTAACTCATACTATCGTAGTCATAGTCCTCATACGCGATGAGGATGTCCTCCCCCTTCGTCACGTATATGAACACCTCGCAGGGCAATTCGCATTTCGGGAATGTCTTGCGGATCTCGTCCTTCAGCCTCCCCTCAAGGGCGAGCTTGGCCCGTTCCGGGCTCATCGCCAGCATTATGCGCCTCATAGCAGCTCCCACCCTTCCCCGCTTGGGCTGAGCCTCGCGGCGTACCTGAGGCCCTCCTCGGTCTCGACGTATCCCCTTACGGTCTCTTTGAACAGGGCGGCCCCGAGGATGTCCCACGCGGCGTTTATGTCGACGAAGCGGAGCCTGTTCGCGCAGGTGTCCTTGAATATGATCCCGTCGAAGAGGCTCTCCAGGTCGTCGGATTCCCTGACGATATCCTCTGGGTTTGGGATGGCGTAGTTCCCGGCTTTCCTCTCAATGATCGAGCCGTCCCTCATCCTCGCGTATCTCATCGTCAGAACCCCTCCCTTGGCTCGGTTTCCATCTTGTCGCATAGGAGGGACAGGAGGACGTATGCGAGGGCCTGCCACCCGCCGAGGTCGCTCGGGACCTCGACCTTCTTCGGCAGCCTGAATGTGTAGGTGTAGCCGGCGGTGGCGATGGAGATCTCGCCGCGCTCGCTGACCTTGCGGCAGAGCCTCGCTATCTCGGGCTTTGAGAGGGTGACCCATTCCCCGTCCCTCTTCTCTTGGAGGTAGACGGTCGCCGAGGATGTCCACGTATCCTCGAAAAGGTATTCGTTGTATGCCTCCTCGAAGCTCTTGCGGGGCCTGCCATGGGTGACGCAGTCCGGGGCTATGATCTTCTCCAGCCTGTAGCTCATCGCTTGGCCCCCTTTCTGTACTCGCCGACGAGGCTCGCTGTGAGCTCGTCGATCGTGGCGAAGGCCCTTGACTCGGAGATCATCGTCATGGAAGAGCCGTTCCAGACGCGGTATGAGAGGTCCGTCACGATTTTCTTCTTGTTCGTTTTGCCGACGTCTATCTCGATCCCGCTGACGGTTCCTTCGTTGATTCTGTTCTCCCTGACGAAGTATAACTTGTCGCCTAAATTGAATTTCGTCTCGATTCTCATCTCGTTTCCTCCTTATGGCGTTTCCTTTCGTACGCGCCGTACGCTATGTCGGCTATCTTCCTCACCTCTTCCTCGCTGCATATCCCGCCGAAGGTCATGAAGCACATCAGGAAGAGGCAGTCTTTCTCGGTCGGCTCATTGAGCCCGTCGAGCCTGAGCTCCTTGGCCCTGTCCTCGGAGAGCTCGAACTCCTCCCACAGGCTCATAGGTGGCATTCCCCCACCTTCTTGAGCTCTTTGACGACGCTGAATCTGTTGCCTTTGGTGTTGACCAGGACGAACCTGCCGTCCACGCACATGATCGCGAGGTCGCTGTTCTTCCTGAGCCTTCCGAACGCGTTCAGCATCTCGTCGTAGGCCTCGGTGACGTCCATGAATCGCCCGTTTCTCATTCCAGTTCCTCCTTTGTTGCGGCCCAGGTTTCGCCGTAATCCTTGAATAGGAACAGCCTGTCCAGGTCGCCGATGTATAATCCGATGTTCCCGTTGCTTAGGCTGATGCAGCTTCCGATGTAGTATCTTCGCTTGTCGTAGATGCCTTCCGTCAAAGCCTTCAGCAGGATTTCGAGGGGGAAGTCGAACTTATCCTCGAAGTCCTCCAGCTTGCCAAGTTTCTCGACCGCGCTCTCCAGCGTGTGGGAGCCGAAGTTGATGCCATAGCCGCCGGCGTCGTCTTCGCTGAAATCCTGGTCTATGTTGTAAGACCAATGGCCGTTCGTTTTCTCGGTTATTCTTTCTCTCATCTCGTGATGTACTCCTTCCTTGGCTTGATGATGATCCTAAGCGTGGCCGACACGCACATATGCGGCTCGTTCTCGTCTTTCAGGACGAAAAACTGCGTGTCCGGGGTTTCCCTGGCGATCTCCATGCCTGCCTCGGCCAGCTTGGCCGCGACCTTTTCCATCAGGTCGGTCTGCTTGGACATGGTGATGCTCATTCGCATGGGGGTTTTGCTGCGGGCGCTCCCCAAGGCCCAGTGTTTTATCGGCATTATTTCAGTTCCTCCTTCAGGAGGTTGAACTCGTCGACGGTATACGGGAAATCGTAATTGTATAGAAGCTCTTCCGTCACCTCGATTTCGTTCTCCTCCCAATATTTGGCCATGTAGAGAAGGTATTTGAAGTGTTTTATATCTCTTGCGTGTTTCTTGATGATCCCAAGGGCTTTGTGCTCTTTCATGAGCGCCCCGATCTGCTCTTCGGCGTCTTTGTATAGGTTGTCCACGAGGCCCGGCATCCTGGTGATGGGGGTGGCCAGGCAGGCGAGGCTGTGCACAGCCTGCTCCAACGGGTGGTGGACGTATTCCATCTCTTCTTTCATAGCGGCTCGAAGCCTCCTTTCTCGGTGAGCGCGGCGACGTAGATGAGGCCCTTTTCGGTCCAGATCGCGCCGTAGATCCTCTCCCTGCCGCTTTGCCAGTCGAATCTGTTCTTGTTCGTCCCGGTCAGGAACTCATAATAGACCTTACCGTTTATCTTTGATATTTTGACCAAATATTCGTGTTGGTCGGGATAGGGGTCATAAAGGACGAACTCATCGCACAATTCCTCGATGGAAGCCGCCTTCCTGAGGATGCTGCTCTCTTTGATGCAGACAAGCTCGTAGCCTTTCCAGACGAGGGCTTTCCCGTCTTTGAGGCTGGCCAGCCTGTAGATCCTGCTTTTGGTCCTGACGTAGCCCTGCCCTTTGATGAGCCTTTTGGCTTCCTCTATGGTGAGGCGGTTCTCCTCGCTTGTGGAGGCGAATCTCTCGATGGCCTCCTCGACCGAGGGGCTGAGGCCGTAGACCCTTCTCATGAGGCCTCGGCTGTTTTTTATCTTTATCTCGCTCATCTCTCCAGCTCCTTCTTCGTAAGGGCCCATGTCTTGCCGTATTCGTTAAGGGGAAACGCGCGCAGCTTGAAGTCGATGTCGCAGCACTCTATGCGCCAGCCCTTCGAGAAGAGAGTGCCGCGAAGGAGGCTCAGAACCTCTGCCTCTTCCGGCTCGCGACCCTCTTCCTTGAACCAGATATATCCTGCGTCGATGGCTTTGGCCGCTTTGGTGAGGCTTATGCCGATCTTGTCGTTGCCCTCGCCTCTCTCAAGGTCCTCGAGAACGATCCCCGCCAGCTCTTTGGGGGAGTAATCGCGTTCCTCGCCCTTTGGTCTGATGCGGGCCGAGTCGTCGTTGTATTTCTTGGATTTGGCCAGCACGCATGTGCCTAGCGCTATGAATGCCTTCTTTCCGTCGATCATCCTCATTCCTCCCTGAAATCCTTCTTGGTGTATGCCCAGTTTTTCCCGTACTCGCCGTCTTTGAGCACGAAGCTCCTATGCCCGCTGGAACCCCGGTGGCATATCTCGCCTTTTATATGGAAGTCCTCGTAGATGTAGACGCGCTGCATCTGCCCGTTCGGCCATCTGTACCAGACCTTGGTGCCTTTGCTCATAATAGGTCCCACCCCATCTTTTCGTTGAGCTTGGCGACCGGGTTTATATGGGTGCCTTTTTCGTCTCTCTTGACTATGCAGGCGTAGAATGCGGTCTCTCCTCTAAAGGCTTTTTCCATGTGGAAATCCACCCACATCGTCTTTGTGATTATGGCCGGTACGCCTCTTCCGCAGTCCTCGAGGTAGCAGTCGCAGAGCTCGTCGACTGTGTCGGCTTGGTCGATAACGTCTAGGACAACATGGGGTGAAAACGCGCTCACCCCACAAAGGTAGAAGGTAATTTCGTGTGTCTCATCATTGCGTCCAAGCCTTATTCTTTTATCTTCTATGGTATCGTAGATTTTTCCGTTTTCGGTTCTGATGTATCTCATAGCTTCTCCTTCTTCCTTCTCAGGTTGCCTTTCTCGTCGTAGTAATAGACGGCTCTAGTCTTCGGTTTCCCGTCCTTCGGCCTCTTTTCCTTCCATCTTCGGTCGGCTGGGGCCGCAAGGTACGGGCTCTCTTTGTAGGGCAGGTCGCCCCCGGCCATCAGCGAGAGCATCGCGTCGGCCAGCATGATGCCTTTCAGGCTCATCTCATTCCTCCTCGATGAAGTACCCCTCGTCGAAGGGGTTGCCCTGCTCGCGGTCGAACCTCTTTAGCTCGCGTATGCGGGCCCGGGCCTCTTTCTTTGTGGCGAATCCGCCGTATTCCTGGTAGTCGATTTTGCTTTTTATCACGAACATTTGGCCTGCCCTCCGACGATCTCGGCGAGATCCCTGTCCCTATCGGACGTCAGCCCTTCGATGGTCAGGGCGTCGATTAGGTTCCTTGGCTTTGGCTGGATGGCTTTGTAGAGGCCGAGCACGTCTTTGTAGTGCGCCGGGTCCCTGAATCCGTCCATCTGGTAGAGCCATTCCTCGTCCATCTCGCGTTCGAGGAGCTTTTCGAGCAATTCGGCCTGCCCGTCGGTCAGTGTGATTCTTCTCATATGAGGATCCTCCCTTTTCTATGTGTACACATTTTAGTATGTAAAATATGAAAAGGTCAAGAAATTTTTTTTACTTCTTTATGTTTTTCGGGCTAGAACAGCTTATGCCACAATGCCCTGAGCGTCTTCTTCCACTTCCCGTTCCTGAGCTCATAGCCGTTGACGAAGACCCTGTTGTCCACGACGGAGCAGTTCGTGAATCCCGCGCCGTTCGGGAGGGGTGGCAGCTCGACTCCGTTCACGATTATCTTCTCGCTGGTTAAGATCGTGCTTTGCCTCATCGGTTTTTCCTTTCCGCCTCTTTTCTGAGCTCCTTCAATAGCAACCATTTGTCGAACCTGTCGCCCGAGCCGAACGCGTATGCCCTTTTGGCGGCCAGCCTGATGTCGGCGGGGGTTATCGTCTTCTGGGATTCCCGCAAGTAATCCTTGATCGCTTTCGTGTCCCCGTTTTCGTAAGCGCCGGGGCCGTAATAGCCATCGACGTAGTGGGCGGCGATGCGGTCCAAGGTCTCTCCGTCGTAGTCGCTTATGTCTATCTCGATGTCGAACCTGCGAAGCAATGCTTGGTCTAGTTTCTTGTTCAGGTTGGTGGCGCACACGACGACTGCGTTTGGGTTGTCTTCCGTGAGGTCAAGCCCTCTCATGAACGCGGTGACGGTTCTGGCCATTTCTTCCACGTCTTTTGAGTTGGTTCGGTTGTTGATTATGCTGTCCACCTCGTCGAAGAAGAACAATGTAGGTCTGTCGGCATGGCTGATGGTCTCGAAAACCTTGACAATGTTCTTGGGCGTTTCCCCCAGTTTGGAATCGATGAGCTGGACGCAGTTGATGGTGAAGAAGTGGGCGTCAAGCCTTTCCGCCAAGAGATGCGCCGCTTCTGTCTTCCCTGTCCCTGGTTTTCCGATCAAGATGACGCGGTTGATCCCGACTTTCTTCTTGATGCCTTTTATCGCGTTGTTGATGTCGTTCTTGATGCCAAAAGGAAGGATGAGCGGTTTGCTGGGCTTCTGCTCGAGGCGCATGAACTGATAGCCGCCATAGTCGTCTTTCCTCGTCACCTCATAGGAGAAGCACCTGCCGGAGCTCTCCTTTCTCTTGCGGACGATTTCGGCGACTTCCCTGTCCCCGTTCTTCTCGGCCAGCTGGATGACGTCGACCAACGCTTCCTCGATTTTCTCGCTGCTGATGCCGCAGTCGCATATGGAGGCGATGATCTTCTCAAAGTATTCTTTCTTCATCTTTATAACTCCTTTCCATTCATCAAAAGTATTTTTTGCTCGAAATCAGCGCATTCGCTTATCTCTGAGCAGCGTTTTTCGTGCGCGGAGCAATACCCGTAAGCGTGAGCCATGCCGATGGCGTGATACCCAACAGGCTTGTATCTTTGCACCCAGCAACGCTTTTTGCAATGCTCGCAATTCCTGCATACGCTTGCCTTCATTTCCCATCCTCCCCGTTCGTATGGATGACGAAGTTCGATAGGTTGTACTCAGGGACGAAGACCCTCTCGTCGAGGCAGAGCCGCATGGTGTCGTACTTGCCGTCGATGTCGAGCTTGACGACGGACATATGCTTTTGGACGAAGACCTCCACCAGGTCCCTTTCCTTGCAGTCGTCGAACCTGTAGAAGACCTCGTCTTCCATGCCCTCTTCCCAGTACGTGCCGATCACGATGACGTTGTTGTATCCGTTCTTGCCCCAGAACCCCCTGTATCGCCTGTGGGTGTTGAGGAGATAGAAGATCTTCATCGGCTTCGGGTTTCTGTAGTCGTAGGGAATTGCCTTGTCAAGCAACGCTTTCTCTTTCTTGTTCATAGCAGCTTGAAATCTCCTTTGTCTATCTCGTATTGGTAAAAAGCGATGGGCCTGTGATGCTCATCGGCGCATAGATAGCAGTAGTTTTTCCTGCTTATGCGATAAGCCACGCATTTGTAGATCCTGTTGTCCCTCGTGTCTTTCAGGCGGACGGTTTTCCCTGTCCTAAGGCGCTTATTCATTCTTCGCTCCCTTCTTTGAAATAATAGACATAAGTCAGATTATTCATAGGACTCCAAACCCAGTCATAGATGATATGCCATTTGTCATAGATCTTCATCTCCACAATGGCTATTCCGTATTTGTTGATGGTACGTCTGCACTCATGTTCGATACCTTTAAGGTATTCCATCAGCTGACCCAACTTTGGGCTAGACTTAGTAGGAACGGTGATAATGTCAAGTTGATTAAAGCTCATAGTAGATCTCCTCAGAAAATGACCCTTCCCGCCGAGACGATGACGCGCTTCTTCTTGCCGGCATTCAGGGAATGGTTTGAATAGAATCTCTTCAAATACCCGGAGAAAGAAGCCTTGCCTTTCGATTTCTGCGTGGGCATCCTAGCCTTGTCCAGGTGCCTGTTCGTCCCATCGGGATCCCAATAGAGCGTGTCCTGCCCGTTGATGGTGTTCTCGATGTAGTCGCTTATCTTCTCTTTGGCGTAGCCGTCGATTTCCTTCAGCTCCGTCTTTTTGCCGTCGGCGAAGACCCGGATGAGAAGCGCCATGTCGAATCCGCCGGTTTTCCTGAAGACGGCGCGTTCGCAGACGACGCGGTACTCGTGGCCGCTTATGTTTATCGCAAAACCTTTGTCACAGCTCATTCCGATTCCTCCTCATCGTATCCGTCGTCGTATTTCGGCTCGAATCCGTTGTTGCACTCCACGTATTCGCCCTTCTCGCAGGTCTTCAGTATGCCGCAGTCGCCGAAGTCTTTGCAGTCCTCGCAGAAGCTCGTCTGATCGGCTATGTCGCAGGCGTCGCGGTGCTCGCAGTCGGAGCAATGGTCCGTTTCGTCCCTGAATCTTCCGTAAGCCATAAGGTATTCCAATGCGCTCATTTCCTATGATCCTCCCTATTATATTCTTTGAGTCTCTCGAACACTTTTCGTGGAGCCCTTATCTTTATTAGCTGGTTGCCAACCTCCGATCCAGTGAGCGAACGCAGATGCTCTCTTTCGAGCTCTCGTATCGTCTTGGCTATCTCTGGGTGATCTTGCGCCAGAAGCCATGTGCTTTCTTCGAACGACACGCAGCATGTTTCGCCGTCTGGCGTTCTGAAATACTTGTCGACAAACCTCGCTTTGGGACTGGGATTCAGCGACACTGTGAACATAGGGCCGAGCCAGTTCGCGCCGAACGTGAACGATTCTGCGCTCATTCCAGCTCCTCCTTCGTGAGGGCCCAGGTCTTGCCGTAGGTTTTTTGCGAGGGGAAAACCCCATACCATGCGCTTGTGAGCTTAGCGTAATTGCTCATTTCGTCTTTGGTGATGAAGCCACTCTCGGTTTTCACCCAAATGTAGCCTTGCTTTTTGGCTTTATCCCACAGCTCACTATCGCTATCTTGTATGCTGATTATTGATTTCTTGCTCATCCCAACGCCTCCTTGAGTAAATCGAATTCTTCTGCTGATTTGCATTTATATTCTCTTTCGAAGTCATCACCATGAAGGAGCATGGTTTCGCTGCTGATAATATATTCAAGCCCCATTTCTTTTAACGCGTTCTTGATGATCTCAAGGGCTTTTCTGCATTTCGCGCCGTCTTTGAGCTCTTCCTCGACATATCCGATATCCTGTTTCCAATGTTTGCAGTTCTGGCTCATGAAGACCCTGATTCTCCCTAGCGCCTTTAAACCTTTAGTCATAATAGCTCAAACTCCCCTTTCTCGTTCATCTTGGCTCTGTAGATAAGCCCATTGTCCGTCCAAACCGCGCCGTAGATCTCATACGAGCATTTGTGTGTCGACGTCTGCGAGGCTATCGCGTCCTCAAGGATGATGTATTGGCTTCTGCCGTACAGAACGCCGCTTTCGATCCCGTATTCCAGCACGACGAACTCGTCGCAGAGCCTCTCGATGGAGTCGGCTTGCCTGACGTCGCGCGATTTTATGGTTCTTGTGTACCAGTCGTCGTTGTCGTAATCGTAATCCTTGACGAAAACGTTCTCTCCGTCGCTTCTCAAGACTTCGAAGAGCCTTCCGTCTTTGGTCCTGACGTAACTCATAGTGCCTCTCCTTCGTGGCATACGAACCCCCTGCTCGTGTATGGCAGGGCCTCGAAGAGCCCGAACGGGAGCGTCGCCTCGTAGAGCGGATCCTTCTCGGACCATTCCGCATCGACGTGGCAGCCGCAGGCCCTGACGAAGTCCCGCAGGTCGGTCTCGCTCAGGGTGTATCTGCCTTCCTTGCGCTCCCTGGCCCACGACTCGGCGCCGTATGACAGGGCGAAGCAGAAATTGGCGAATAGGACGTCCTGCGTCCATTCGTATCTGTGGAGCTTGGAGTATTCGAGCCATTTCCTCTCGAATCCGGCGATGTTGCTCGTGACGGCGATGTCGTCGATCTCCGGGCTGTAGCCGATGCTCGGGCCGTATACGGCCTCCCTCACGATGAGGTGGACCCTCGCCTCGGTGTGCCTTGACGCGATCCTGATTAGGGCGGCGAGGTCCTCCCTGTCCTCTTTCTTCATCTCGTGCAGGATGGCGGACAGGACGAACACGACGTGCTGGCCCTTGCCTTTCCTGCGGAGCTTGCCCATGAGCGGGGCGAATCTGTCTATGATGTCGCCTTTCACGAATAGGAAGCCGGGGGCGGATGCCATCCAGTCAGGGGCGCTCCCCTGCCGGTCCACGGCGTATGCCGACCCTTTGAACCCGCGCTCAAGGAGAAGGCGCTCTATGACGCATGTCCCCGCCCCGAGGTCGATCACGAGGGTGTCGGGCTTGTTGAATCTCATCACCTCGTCGGCGACCCTTTTCTTGCCTTCGTTGGCTATGTTCAGCCTTCTGTGGAATTCATCCATTCGCGTTTTCCTCCTCATCCTCTTCTTTCGTTCTTGTTTTGGGTGAAGTCGACCAAGGCGTAGTAGGTCCTTCTCTCTCTTTCCTCTTGGGAAGGTTTGCCTTGCCCGTTGTCCCTGTACTCGATGTGGGAGCATTTGAAGATGATCGTGCTCTCTTTGAGCAAGTAATGGTCCCTGAGCTCGTCAGGCACTCCGCTGACCCTCTCGACGATGAGTTTCATCAATGGGTTCGGGTATTGCGTCTCGTGTCTCTCGAGCGAGAATATGTTCTCCCTGTCCAATGACTTGTCGTAGTGGTCGTCGACCAGCGACTTGATCAGCGAGGAGCCGTCTGAGCAATAGCGAAACTCGTATCTGTCATGCCCGTCCCAGCTCTTGCCGTATCTGTTGACGGTGACGAGCCGGAAGTTGTCGTGGCTGAACTCTTTGAGCATCTTGACGATGGTCTCGATGAAGCCGTTTTCGTCTGATTCGGCGTATCTGTAATGTTCGCTCTCATAGGCGTCTTTGATGCTGATCTTGACGCGGTATTCGCTCTCGACGCTGAACCACACTGATAGGCTCGCGTAGTATTTGCTGATGTTGACTTCTCTCTTGTCGACGTCGATGGAGTGGATGGCCCACCCCTCGTTTTTAAGCCTCTCGGCTAAGGCTATCGCCCTTTCGTAATTCTCGTTCATTGTTGTTTCGGCTCCTCCTTGGTTTCCTCTCTGCCGTCGATGTATCCGAAGACGTACGCTCTCTTGATGGCGAGCGCCTCATCCGGCGTCTTGATGCCGCTTTGTATGGTCCAGCCCTTATCGGCTCTGCGGACCGTATAGGTCTTGTCGTCATTGAGATAGATGGCGACGCGGCTGTCGATGCTTTGCTTGTTCTCGTCTTTCATTGTGATTTCGGTTTCTCCTTTTTCGGTTCGGTGACATTTTCGCTCTTCCATTCATATAAGTCAAGCGTTTTTTTGGAATTATGATAAAGCAAACAAAAAAGAGCCGCGCTCTCGGCGCAGCCCTTTCAGATGCCCATCCCGCATAGGACGGGTGGGGGATAACCTGGGGATCCCATTATGGCACACCCTAGACGCGCTTGCAAGTCAGGGACGCGACCTCATCGGCCCTGAATAGGGTGTTCTCCCAGCTCACCCCGAACGTGGCCATCCTGTACCAGAAGTCGTCCGTCCGGCACTCGACGTGGCAGATCCAGTCGGACTTGGCCCCCGCCGCGTAGGCGGTGATGGCGTAGCCCGCCGAATCCTCCCCGCGCGTGCCTTCTATCATGGAATAGGTGTATGGCATGCCTTCGGGGTCGGTGCCGATTCTGCCGGCCACCGCCTCGACGCACCAGCCGACCGGGGTGAGCGATCTCTCCGAGTTGTGGGAGGCGCGGACCCCGATGGCGGCCCCGCATATCGCGAGGAGGGGCAGGGTTATCGCGGCCACGAACGAGGCTGCCATGAGCGATTTTCTGACGCTTTCCCTCATAATGCCTTCCCCCTGAACGCGGAGATCAGCCCGGAGACGGTGCCGGATATCGGCCTGTCCGGGTTGTTGCGGACCCATCTGAGGAACTTCGCGGCGTCTATGCCGAGCTCGTCCTCGATGTCCTCTATCGGACCGAGCTTGTCCTGGGCCTCGTTGCCCGACGCCCATGGGTTCAGGGCGTACTCGCAGCCGGTCAGGAACTCCTTCCTAGTCAGCCTCTTTGGTCTGTCTTTTTTCTTTCTCATAGGGTCTTTGCCCTCCTTTCTTTTCGGAAAATAATGCGGTTTTGCCGGGGATTTTAGGATTTTTTGGGAGTGAGGCATCTCAGGATCCCGGAGGCGATTATGTCCTCTTCGGACATCCTGAAGATCTCCACGCATTCCCCTTCTCCCTGCTTTCTCAGGAGATCGAACGCGCCGCGGGAGTTCGTCTCCACCTTATGCAGATGGTATGACTCGATCCCTTTGCTTCTCGCGTATGCGGCAATGTGTTTCCTGTAATGCTCCGACGCGGCTTTGTCGCGTTTTACGGCCAGCCACTCGGATTCCGTGAACGTATACTGGATGAGCGTGTCTCCCCTGTCTTCCTTGAAGGTCTCCATCACGACGCCTTCCGGGAGCATCGGGACGAGATAGACGCGCACGTCGCCGAGCCTGAATTCCATGTCGGTGACGGTCCCGTCCTCGACCATCGCGACGACGTCGCCCCTGCCGCATCTCTCGAGCGCGTCGAGGTATTTGTCGAACCTCTTGGCGTTTTTCAGACGCGAGCTGTACCCGATCGTAAAGCTTTTGAAGGAAGGGCCTTCGTTTTCCTCGACATCGGTCATATACATCGTGATTCCATGGGCCACGACCTTCACCACGTAATAGGTCATCTCTTACCCTCCTTGCCCAGCTTCGTCCAGTATCTCAGGACCTCTTTGCGGAGCGCATCGTAATCGTCGGCCTCCAATTCGATGGTTCTGTCGGGGAGTTTGACCGCATTCATCCCCGCGTGCCATTCGAAGTGCTCATAGGCGATTTTGATGAGGATGTCGCAGGCCTTGGATTTCCTCCTCAGGCGCTTGATGTCCTCCATCATGGCCTCGTAGGCGGGCTTGTCTACGGCGGTGTAGTCATGGTCGGCGAGGGCCTGGTAGATGCCGAGCCTCTCGTCCAGGTCCTTGAGGTCCTTGACGCCGTATTTATCGAATACGGCCTCGACGTCTTCCACAGTGCCGAGGGGCGGGGTATGCGCCGGCTCTAATTTATGGCGGTTCATTGCAGTTCCTCCTTGGTCAGAGCCCATTCCGTTCCGTAACCGTTCAAAGCAAGGCCCTTCTCGATGATGATGCAGTCTTCATAGGCGCTTACGTGAAGGAGCAAAAGTCCCTCATTAGGCAGATCAGGAGCTATGAATTGCGAGCCATCCGGCATGAATTCCTTAATATCGCCGGAGTATCCTTTGTAGAATAAGCCCTGCTTCATGGCTTTGAATAGGACTTCGATGGGACAGCCCATCTCTTCCTCTATATCCTCCAAATCGCCTAACTTATCCACAACTTCTTCTATGAGTGAATAGTCATAGCCTTTGAGCTTTTCCTTCCAATGGTACGCTTGGCCGCCCTCGATGTCGTGCTTGCGCCCCATGATGCTCATTCTGGTCGTGAGTCTGCTCATTTCGCTTCCTCCTCGAAGAGCTCGGGTTTTGGGCTCTTCTGCTGCTCGTATTTTTTCCCATAGCCGCGATCGATGACATAGGAGCGGAGCTCATCGTCGTTTTTTATGTTCGTAATCATTTCGATGGTCTTGTCAAGGTCCCTGTCGCAGCAGTCGTTCCATAGCATATAGATATGGCTTCCGTACAGCTCCGCCTTGTCAAGCCTCAGGACCATCTCGATGAATCTGAACTGATCCACATTCTTCATCACTTCCATGAGGAATGTTATGCATCCTGGGTTTCCCTCGCTCATTTTCGTGATGATGGCTAATAAATCGTCGTCTAAATCAAGTTTGCTCATTTTTTGTTTTCCTCCTTATGGTTCTCCGGCAGCGTGGCCACCGTTATTATCGTGCGCCGATTCGGCACGATGCACGCCAAGTAGAACCGCGACGCGCTTATGAAGTCGCCCGCGGTGTTCGGTTTGGGGAGCAGATTCGCCCCCATCATGAAGGCCATGACCTCCGCTTCGAACATTGCGTTGCATGCGCTGGCAACCAGTGAGTCGAATTCCGCCTCGCGGCCTTTCCTCGCTTTGAACATCATCTCGGAGAATATCGACATGAGCACTATCCTCTCGAAGTCTTCCACGTCGGGGACCTCGAACGTTTTCTTGCGTTTCATTGTCGGTGTTTCCCCGATCTGATTCCCTCTATTACGCTTTTCAGGGTTTCGGTGAGGCTTTCGCCGCCGGTGTCGGGTTTGGCGCAGATGTCATAGAGCCCACTGGCGTTCCTCACGATCACCCAATTCTCGATTTTGTGCTTTTGGATGTCTCTTATGGCTTCGCCGACGGTCCTGTACCCGACGTGTTCGAGGTCGAGATACGCGAACCCGTCTTCGCCTTTTTTCAGGATCTCTTTGCGCTTTGGCTCGTATCTGCTCATTTCTTCGGCTGCTCCCCGGCTTTCTCCTCGGTCAGCGAGAACCCGGCCTCCTTGGCCTCAAGGTCTCCCAATACGTGGAGCTTCATCGAGACCATGCCGAACGCCTGGAGCGCGTTGAGCTGGCCCGTGGCCATCCCTTTGGCGGCCTCGTCCATGAGCGCCGACATGCCTCTGTAGGCCAGACACACCGCGGCGTGGATCGCCTGACCCACGACGTTGCCGATGACTTTCGACTGTTCTTCGGTGAACGGGTTGATGACCTCGTTCTCCAATTTTTTCTTCGCTTTTGCTTTCTTTGCCATTGCTTTTTCTCCCTTCTAGGCGTCGCTGATGTCGACGCACTTGACCATTCCGGCCTCGACCACCGCGCCGTCGGAGGCCGCTATCTCGCCGATGAGCTTTTTCGCCTCTTCCTCGGTCTTGCCTATCGCGGCAAGGTTGACGACCGTCGTCATGAATACGGTGTTGACGACGCTGTTATAGAGTTTGACGTCGAGCTCTTTCAGCCTTTTCAGCGACGGCGATCTCTCAGCTATCAGGGCGATGCCCCCGAGTACGGCTTTAGTCGCGTCGGAGATCATCACGCTGTCTTCGCTGCCTCTGAGCTCCCGGACCACGTCCTTGATGGATCTTCTTTTCTCTTCCATGCCTGCCCCTCCTATCTGTCACAGAACGGGCATTTGTCCGCGATGAGGGCGATCTGGCTCGAGTGGAACAGGCATGTGCCCTTCCCCTCGATCTTGACCTGGATCTGGTCGCCGTCCTCGTAATCGGTCCAGCTCTCGATGCTGTAGCAGTGCCCCGTGGCGAACACGTGGACTTTCTCGAACTTCTGGTCGAAGTCGAATATCTGCTTGTTGCTCCAGCCGCATCCGGCGAGGAGCGTGGCCATCGCGGTCAGCGCGATCAATGTTTTTGCTTTCTTCATATGGGTTTTCCTCCTATGCTTCGTTCTCTTTGCCTTCGTCCATCATGGATCTGGCTTCGTTGAGTATGTCTTCCATCTTCTTCCTGCTTTCCTCGCAGACGAGGGCGAAGAGATGGCCTGCCGATCTCATCGCGTCGGCTGGCGTGGTCTTCCCCGCGGCTAGGTCGGCGGACAGCTTCTCGCATGCCATCGACGCCGCGGTCATGCACATGGCGACCGCCGTGTGGAGCGCCGCGTCGGCCATGAGGGTCTCCATCTTGCCTTTTTGGCTCAGCGCCTTGAACAGCTCTTCTTCCTTGGTCATTCCTGGGAGCCTCCTTTCGCCCATTCGTCGATCTTCTTCCAGTCTTCCTGTATCTTATCGATGTCCTTTCTGATGTTTTCGATATTCTCGGCTCTGGCGCGGTGTTTTATTAGATATGTGAACACGCTAGAGGGGTTATTGCTCTCGAGGACGACGTTGAGCCTGGTTTCCTCTTCGTAGTCGTCGATGTCGAGTTCGAAGCTCCCTCCCCTCCAGTAGGTCGCGTACCAATGCTTCCTCTTGAATATGAGGTCTTCCTGGGTGTTCATGCCCCAGGTGTCCGCCCCGTATGTGTCCGGGGAATAGATGGAATAGCGGTTCCCTCTGTGGCGGACCAATAGGTATGTGATCCCGTTCATCCGTTCATCACCCATTCGAACCGGCATTTGTCGACCTCTTTCAGGACGAACGTCGCCACCGTCCCGTCTTCGAGCACGAGATAGAGGATGTCGTCCCCGAATATGGCCTCGTTGACTTTCTTCCCGTAGTCCATCTCGTAAAGGGCGACTGTGACTTCTATGTTGTCGTCGCTGTATGCGGATTCCTTTGCGTAGGCCCTTCCCATGAGATAGCCGAATTGGCACCCCACGAAGTAAACCACGAACACCATGGCCATCGCCACGATGCCCGATATCCAGCGGAATGTGTTTCTTCCCTTCATTTCCTTCTTTTTCCTTTCGCGGCCATGCCCAGTCCGATCCCTATCAGGAACAGGATGGCGGCCATTATGAACGCGAGCTGCCATATCCCGAGGATATCCCAGCCCATCACTTCGCCTCCTTGCGGCACGCGCTGACGAAGCGGCTGCAGGCCGTCTCGTCGCCGCGCCTGTTGCCTTTGTTGCGCTTGTCCCTGCACACCCCGAAATACGGCGAGAAATGCATGCAGTCGTTGCAGATCGGCCCCTTCTTTTCCATCGCGCGGCCCTCCTATCGCTCCGGCACGAGCTTCTCGATGCCGAATATGCAATAGCCTTCGGCGAGACCGTATTGCGGGACGTCCCTGAGGATGTAGGTTATCCTGTATAGGTTGCCTGAGTTCATGAGCGTGAAGACGCATGCGTCCAAGGTCGGATCGGGTTTGTCCGCTATGACGTTGAAATGGATGAGGTCGCCGACCTCATATCCGCGGTCGTCTTTCCTTAGCTCGAAGCGTTTTCTGCCGAGCGCGACCTCCGCGGCGTATTTGTCGAGTATCTTAAGTTCGTGGATCTTCATTCCGAAGCCCTCCTCTCGTTTCCGTCCGGGTCAAGCCGGATGATATGGAATGCGTATTGGTTGTTGATCTTGCGGAGATGCCTTGCGTGGGTCTTTGCGGCGGTGTCGCCGGAATGGTACCAGACGAAGTATTCGTCCCCTCCGCACACGCGCTTGACTATCCCAAGCTGGAAGATCGGCCCATTCTGATAGATGACGGGCTCGCCTTCCCTGAATTCGCAGAAGACCTCTTTTGGGCGAATCGACGTGGGATTTGTCGGGGATTTTTCGATTTTTTCGTTCATATTGGCATCTCCTTCAGCTCTTCGCGGATCTGTCGGAGCGTCCTTTGCCCGAAATCCACGACGATCCCGTTCTTCGCGTATTCCTCTTTGTAGTAGGCGTCCCTTTTGTCCAGGCGCTTCCAGTAGGCGGCCTTGAAATCCGCCTCCGTGTATTCCTTCCCGGACTTCTTGATCAAGGTCATGATCCTCCCGGCGTCGTCGATGGCCTCCTTATGGGTGTCATAATACCCCTTGACGGCTGTGAAGCCGTTTTTCTCAAGGAGCTTTTTGAGGGTTCTTTTCCCCTGCGGCCCGAAGGTCCCGGCGATGTAGATCGGGGTGTCTTTCGGCATCGTCTCGAGGTCCATATGGAGGCTGCTCAGGCGCATTTTGGCCTTCCAGAGCGGGTTTTGGCTGAGATATTCGGATATCCTCATCATGATCCGCTTTCCTCCTCCGTTGCGTCGAATTCGCCTTTTATGACCGCCGCCTTCATCTCCGAATACGCGGTTATCTCGGCGTCGCATTGCTCGACGAATCTGTCCATCCCCCTCTCGAGGTGCATGATGCGCTCGTTGCGGAGGTCTTCCAGTTTCTTCGAGAGATGGCTCAATAGCTTGTTTTTGTCGATCGTGTTGCCCATTGGTCTCCCCCTTCTTCGTTCTTCTCCGATATTCTACTCATGAACGATATGAAAAGTCAAGTGCCAATTAACACTTTTTATAATAAAAAAAAGGATAGGACGCGTATCCTATCCTAATGCTCCTTGAACGATTTCCAGAGGGTCAGCTCTGTGCAGAATGGGGCCCACGCATAGTCGCAGCTGTCGATGTAGTGGTCGTTGCCAGGGGCCCTCGGCTCGCCTTTCTCGCCTTTCCTCGCGGCCTTGTACTCCCTGATGCCGTTCGGGCAGTTCTCGGCGCATATCTTGAACGAGTCGTAGCTCATCAGGATCCTCGTGAAGTCGACGCGGGTCTGGATGCTCTTCTTGGTGCAGCCCATCACGTTGACGTTGAACAGGCCCACCCTTCTGAGCTCCATCTCGAGGCCCTGTATGGTGGCTATGTCGGCGTTGTCCACGTAGACGTTTATCGTGCCTTTCATGAGCAGGTTGCCCTTGGTCTGGTTCCTCCCGTACTTGTCGATCCACTTCGATATGTAGAGGATGCACTGCTTTATGAGCTCAGGGTGCTTCAGGCTCTCCCTGTTGTCGGTGTTGGTCTGGTTGGAGGACATGTCGTTCGAGTGGAAGTACTCGTCGACGACGATGACCTTGCCGAAATCCCTCGTGACGCCCACGAGCGACATGGTCGTGGCGGAGCGAATCTTCAGGTCCGGGTCCTCGCCCTTCTTTATGGTTATCTTCTTGCCCTCGCCGTTTGAGAGGCCGGTGTCGATGCCTATGGCGAATTCGGTTATGTCGGTCATGGACATGACTTCCTGGGCGGTGACGTAGCAGGCCGTGGAGAATTCCGGGTAGGCGAGGCCGGTGGTGGCCCCGAAAAGCCCGAGGAAGTTCGGCTTGTAGAGCTCAGGCGACCTCTTCTTCATCTGCTCGGCCGCGGGATCCCAGCTCTCCCTGTCCCTGAATTCGTTGATCTTGTAGTTGGACTGGTGGAGGTAGAGGCCCTTGCCGAAAGGCCCGACGTAGTCGTCGTCCCTGTAATCGTCGTATTTGTGGGTCTCCATGTATTCCTCGGTCGGCTCGAGCCTTCCCCTGAATATCTCGGTGAAGATCCAATGGTCCGGGGACCATGGGTTCATGACGCAGGTTATCTGTATGCCTATCTCCTTGGCAAGCTCGCCGCTGACGCGGAGGGAGCCGTCGAGCTTGAGGAAATCGTCATAATTCTGGCATTCGTAGGCCTCTTCTATGTAGATGTCCGTAAGCTCGCCATGCGGGAATTTGGACGAGGTGATGCTGGTAGGGTTGTTGAGGCCTTTGAAGACTATCATCTGCCCGGTCCTCTTGTATTCGATCTCAAGCGGCTGCTTCCTTATGGCGAATTCGGATGTGAGGCCCAGATCCTCTATGCATTTTATGAGGTTCGCGTACGTGGAATTCTTGTTGTCGACATCGTTCTGACGGCACATGACGATGTTCCTCCTCGGGTCGGAGAGGATCTTGAGTATCGGCTCATACCCAAGCATGTTCTGGGATTTCTTGGACGAACGGGAGCCGACATAGAAGCGGTATCTCCCCTTGAAATTGAAAAAGAGGCCGTTGTTGTAGCCTTTGCCGAATATCTTCTGTACGTCGAAGTCCCTTACGCCGTTCTCTTCTGTGAAAATGTCGGTCCTCACTGCGCGTCTTCCTGCCTATGGGAATATGATAGCAAAAAAAGGGCCGGTTTTCCAACTTTCGGCTGGAAACGGCCCTTGGATCGTCATCTCACGAGCGACTTGTATATGACCTTGTTGGCGAGGAGCGTCTCGACGTCGGCCTTCGCGCACTCGTCCAGGACCAGCTTGTTGAAGTACTGGTTGTGGTCCGGGGCGTTTATGAAGAGCTGGTTCTTGCCGACCCCTTCCGGATAGAAGCAAAGCTGGCATTCCGTCCATTCCTTCTCCATCTCGGGCGTGACCACGACGGTGCCGTCCTCGTTGAATCGGAAATCCTTGAAATCCTCGGCCTTCTCCTCGTCGGTCGCGTCCCTGCGGAAGACCTCGAACAGCCTCTTGGTGTTCTTGACTATCCCGCAGTCTAGCGGCAGCCTGAGGGGCTTCGCTATGACGGTCTCGCCGTTTTCGTCGGTGAATGGCGCGAATCCGAACCTCTCGAGGAGCTGTGGCCTCTTGAGGTACTTGTGCATGATCTTGTAGGTGTGCTCTTTCTTCATTTGCTGGTCCCTATCCTCATGCAAGCACTTTACCGATGTTGCCTTGCTGGACCGGGTTTCCATACTCATAGGCCTTGATTCCGTAGGCTTCGCAGGCTTTGTGTTCCATCATGCAGCCCCTGGTCTCATTCCATCCTTTCGCGAAGATGGCGACGTCGGCGGTTGAGAGCAATTCAAATGATTTGCCAAGGAACCAGAGCGGTTTTGCCTCGTGTGGCGCGCCTTTGAAGTAGCTATCGATGACTTCGATGTTGTCGCCTACTTTTGTTTTGGCGAATTCGATGAGTTCCTCGCGCACTTTCTCGATCTCCCAGCCCGGTTTTCCGTTCATCGGCTGGCTGATGAATACCTTGATTTTCTTTTCCATCTTTTTGGATTCCTTTCTTTGTTTTTTATCCACGACAGCGCCCCATCATGGGCCCGTCGGAACGCTCGTTAACGGCCTGTCCCTTCCTTGCGCTTGGCGACCTTGATGTTCTTCTTCAGGAGCTCGGCGGTGTTGGCCACCGCTTTCTTGAGCACCTCGGGCTTGATCTCGACCGGATAGACCTCCCCCGTCCTGGCCATGCCGGCGCAGACGCAGTCGCATACCATCTCGAGCACATCGAGGAGGTTGACGTCGTCCGGGACGCTGTCGTTGAGGTGGTGCCTCTCGGTCATGTGCTTCTTCCACCATGGGTGCTTCTTGAATTCAGCCCCGACCGCCCTGGTGTTGAGCGCATCGGTGAACCCTTTGAGGTCTTCGAGCTTGGTGTGGTCGTGTTTCTTGGCCTGCTCCACGCCATGCTCGGTCAGGGCTTTATAGGCCTCGATAACGGCGTAGATATGCCTCTTGGTGTCGATCCTGACGTCCTCTTCCTTGAGCTTCTCGCCTTTGGGAAGGGCTCTTGTGTCGCATCTCTTGGTCTCTAATATAAGAATCTTATTCATGCTTCCTCTCCTTGGGTTTCCGTTTCTTTTCACCCTTTATGATACGCTTTTCGGCTTGGATAATCGCCTTTTCCTTTCTTTTTCTGCTGTCCAGGACCAGTTTTCTGTATCCTTCGTAATCGTCGAACCTCCATTCCTCGAACGTGTTCGCGTCGACGCATCTCACACCTCTGCACATCTCATACGAATTCGCCGAGACGATTATATGGCATTCGATCCCGTGTTCTTTGGCGTTTTGAGCTATGAATCCGAGCGTTTCCTTTATCTCGGAGATCATGTCTATGCTCGTGCCTGCGTCGAGGTCGTCGAGGAACAGATAGGCTTTCTTGCCTTCGTTCCTCTTGTCGCCGAACGCTTTCCCGAGGAGGGGTATGCCATGCCCCAGGCGGGAGATGATGCCCTCGCCCGTGGATTCCATGTACCTGCACAGCCTGCCCATGATGCCGTCTTGCTCGCTGGTCGCATATTCCTCGTTTTTGTCGAATGCGAACACGAGCTCGTCGGTTTCCTCGTCTTTCATGCCGAATATGCCCTTGAACGGGTTGATCTCGCCGACGTCCTTGGCATGGCGGACTCTGGTGAGGTGGTGCCTGATATGGTCCATCAGCGTGGTCTTGCCTGAGCCGTTGCATCCCACTATGCACGTGATGCCTGGCTTTATCTCGATCTCGTCCGAGAGGAACATGGCGCGCCCGGTGTCGTTCGGGTCTCTGTCTATCTTGAATATCATATCAATAGAGCCCTTCCCCGACGACGCTTGCCAATTTGAGGAGATCCCTGAGCTCATCGACGCCCATTTTCTCCAGGGTTTCGATGCCGAATGCCTCCCTGATGGCGAAATATGGGTTGTACCAGCTTTCAAGGCATCCCATCAAATTGCGCGCGCTGTCTTTTTTGACGCTTTTGACCTGCTCCAGGATCTCCTCTTTGGTCAATGACTTGAAGTCCCAGATATCCTTTTCGTTTTTCTTTTCATCGAACATCGTTCTTTCCCTCCTTTGGCTGATATACCTCTATGTCGTCTATGGCATATCCTTTTTTCCGGATGACGACTATTTTCCCCATGATGGTGCGTTTGGTCGCCTCCATCGTCTTGATTTTGCCTGCGGAACGGCTCCTGTAGATTATCCTGTAGCGGATCTCAGGGATGCCTTTCCTTCCGACGGGCGGTTCCATCCTGCTTGTCGTTCGTTCGTTCTTTCTCATATCTTTTTTCAGTTGGGTCCACCGCGGATCGAACGCGGGTCTGACGGTCTTTGCCGCCCGTTCTGCCTTTGAACCATGGGCCCATAAAGAGCGGGATGCCCCGCTCCGTTTTTTGTTTTTTAGTTGCCGTTCGGGATGATGATGCTTACGGCATCGTCGCCTGAGACGACCTGTGGGAGCTCGCCGTTCCATTTCTCGAGATAAGCGAGGTATTCGAGGTATTCCTCGACGGCTTCCCTGAACATCTGCTCGGTGTGGATCGCGTCGAACTCGATGACGTATCCATCCTCGTTCTCGATGACGTTGAACCCGATGGTCTTGGCAAGCTCGACGATCTTGGCGACGGCGGCTTTCGCCTCAGCCTCGGCGGCGATTCTCACGACCTCGGCATCGGCTTCGGCCTCGATGACCCTCTTCTCCGCCTCGATCTGCGCGACGGTCTTCTCCGCCTCGGCTTTGATCCTGGCGACTTCCGCCTCTGCGTTGGCTCTGGTCTCGGCGGCTTGCTTTTCCTGCTCGGCGATGACCTTGGCCTCGACTGAGCGCTCGAATTCATCTGTGAAATCGATGTTGGTGAGGACGACGTCTTTGACATCGACGAAGTAGTCATCTGAGATGCCGGCTCTGACAGCCTCGCTGACGTCATTGGAGAACTGCGGTCTGTTTTGGATGATGTTCATGGCGATGTCGCTGGACATGACCGCTTTGGTCTTCTCGATGGTCTGCGTCTCGATGCGGGACTGCAATGCGTCGAGGCTTCCGTACTGGGTGGCGATGTCCATGATATGGTCGCTCTGAACCTTGTACTGAAGGAAGACCTCAAGCTCCATCGTCTGCCCGTCGCGGGAATACGCGGCGGTGACGATCTCGACCTGCTGGACCTTGGTGTCGTAGGTCTCGTAATGGTTCGTCATGTAGAAGTCGAAATAGGTTCCCGGCTGCCTCATGTCGACGATTTTGCCGAGATGCCTTACGACGGCCACTGTTCCTGTGTCGACCTGATGGACGCTGCCCGGCACGAATACGGTGAGGGCGACGGACGCGATGAAGGCGAACAAGCCTGCCACGAAGAGGCCTTTCTTAGGTTTCTTTGGGGCTTCTTCCGGCTTTACGCCAGGCTCGTAGAACCCGTAGGTCTTCTTCTTCGGTTCCTCCTCAAGCGATGCGTACCACTTCCATCCGCCGTAGGCTGCTACGGCGATCGCGGCGAGCATGAGCACGATGAATACCGCGAATAAAATTGCTCTGATCATTCTTTTCCTCCTTGTTGTGCGAATGACTTTCTGTAGGTGCTGCTTGCGGAATCGAACCGCCTTGGCCTCTCTAGCATATCAGTTTGCTTGACGAGGGGCTCTTACTCTCTGGGAACTGACTTTTACCAAATGCACCAGCTCTGTCTTTTGCAGCGTTTTTTGGTGCTCCATGACGGGTTCGAACCGCCGACCTAGCGCTTATAAGGCGCCCGCTCTGGACCGCTGAGCTAATGGAGCATAATCCCACCGGATAACTCTCCCGATGGGTGGCATAGGCCTTTATGGGGCAGCCTGCCTATCACCCTTTCCTCTAGCCTTGGATCGACTCGAGGTTGTCCTCCATCTCGTCGCGCCACTTCTGGCTTTCGAGCTTTTTCCTGGATTTCCAGATCTTGAAGATGATCTTCTCCTTGCTCTTGTCGCCTTCCGCGAGGAGGTTCTTCTCCTTGTTGAAGCCTTTCTCGTCGCCGAACCAGCTGCAGACCAATAGCCTGACGCATGGATAGAACTTTCTCTCGGCTCCGTCGACGATGGCTTTGCAATAGCTGAAATTGGAGTTGTCGCTGACGTATTTCTCGATATAGGCATCCCTGATGCTCTCGTTTTTGACGTTCTCGGAGTCAAGGAACGCGATGGCGATCTCCTCAAGCCTTTCCTTCTCGCTCTCCTCGAGCGATTTGGCCTGCTCGTAGTCATATGTACCCATCGTTATGCTTCTCTCGAGGTTGCCGATGGCCTTCATGATGCAGCTAATGAGGTTTCTCTCGAAATTCTCCTGGCTGTATTCCTCGTGGCTGAGCGGGATATCTTTGAGGTCGACTTCCCTTGAGATGTCGAATTTCCAGTCCCATCCGCAGCATCTCCTCTTGCCATGGTAATCGAGGCGGATACGCGAGGATAAGGTTCTTGATCTGACGTTGATCCATGTGAGATGCCACACGATGTCGAAGTCCTTGCATTTGAAGACGGTCCATTCCCTCTCCCAGTATTCAGGCTCTTTGCAGTGTCCTAAGATCTCATTGATGTCGATGTGGACCAATTCGGTCGAGGCTGCGTAGATTTTCTTTTCTTTCTTCATTTTGTTCTCTCCTTGTTGTAAGGGCATTTCCATGCCTCATCGCAATATTTGCATGGGTTTTTTTGGCAAATCGCCGATTTTCCCATTCTTTCGTAGGCTTTGGGCGTTTTCATGGGGCACATTCCGTCTTCCCAGGGGTGGGTGAGCTTCCACCAGCTGAAAGCGTATTTCCCGTTTTTCTTTCGGAAGGCGTTCCACCCTCTCGGCATGCTGATGAAATGGTCGAACCCGAATTTGTTCGCCTCTTTCTCCGATTCGAACTCCATGTCAGGAAGTTTGGATATCTCCTCATCGGTTAGAAGCTCGTCCCTGTAATCTCCGTACTTCATCGTTTTTTTCTCCCTTTGAGATCGAGATACAGGCCTATCCCCAACGCCGTGGCCGACATTACGACCATCGAGATGGTCGCCGGATTCGGTTTCGTCGCGCAGAAGATGATGTCGGCGGCGAGCACTATCGCGATCCCGATGTTGACGATTAGCATTCTGTTCTCTTTCTTCATGGCTACATTCTCCCTCTTTCGTTTGATACTTGTCAAGAAGTTTTTTTGATTTTTGTTATTTTATGCCCAATTAGCCTTGGGCTTTCTGTTGTCTTTCGGCTTTTCCCAGTACTTATTCAGCACATCTTTAATAGGAATCGCGTACGCGTATCCGCATATTGGGTCCGATTCGTACCTCTTCGCCTCGCTGTTGAGCGGGTCGCCCGGATCTATGCGTATCGGAAGCCAATAATCCTTTCCGTTGAGCTTCGCCGGGGTGACCTCGTACCTGCTTTTCGTCGGGGTGTTGTCCCTGAGGATGACACGTGGCTTCCTGGATGGTTTCATAGGCACCCTGATCATCACGCCCTGCTCCGTCTCCCTGACGGCTAGCTCGATGAGGAATACGGTCTCCTTCGTCGTGCCGCATACCTGGAAGAACGTCTTTATGCCGTAGTAGTCCAGCATGAAGACGTCCTGAAGGAATATGCCGCATCGGTTCAGCTCGTCTTTCACAGCCTCACCCATCTTTCGTTGAGGATGTTGCCGACCGCGACGACCTTCCCGCCGACGATCTCGACCCTCGCGTATTTCTTCGGGAGCTCCTCCCAGTTCCTCAGCTCGAGGACGTTCAGGATATCCTTGGTCTTGGCGCAGTCGAAGGCGAATTTGCCCGTCAGGGCCGTCTTGCCCTCAGGCAGCTCGAACCCGATCTGCACAGACATGGACCCGTCCTCGCCTATGCCGGACTGGGTGAATTTGATCTTGGCGTTCGCGATGGTGGTCTTCCCGAACACTATGCTGTTATTTGAACCATTCATACTTGCTTATCTCCTTGATGAACTCCTCGAGGCTCTTCGGGACGATGACGATCTTGCCCCTTGCCCTCAGCACCGCGTGGACCTTCTTCTGGTCTTCTCTGACCCTTCCGCCCTTCGTCTTGCATTCGCAGTAGATGGAGTGGCCGTTGTTGTCGATGAGCTCGAGGTCGGGCCAGCCCGGCGGCGGGCCGGCGTCCACTATCCTCTCAGGATTGTTGAGGGCCCTGAATTTCCCGACGTTGTGGCGTATGGCGAGGATGTCGTGCTCCCCGCACCACAGCCTTATCTCATTCTGGACGTCGTGCTCGAGCTTATTCGGTGGCTTCACGCTTGACATTGTCGTATTTCCCCGCGTCGTCTATGACGATCGTGCATTCGTATTCCGGGTAGTCGTATTGGGCCTGGTTCCCGTACCAGCCTTGCTTCGTCTTCACGATTTTGCTCGAGACGGCGACGTTCTCCTCCATCAGCTTGCTTCCCGCGAAGAAGGGGAGCTGGGTGTCTTTGAAGGTGAGCTCGTTCTCGCCGCCTCCGATCTTGAAGGTATAATGCCCCGGCGTCGTCCTCTGCAGCTCCTTGATGAAGACCCATAGGAGAGGCTTCGCTTCCTGCTCTTTCTTCCACTCCTCGTCATGCGCCTTGATGATCTCGATCGACTTATCCAGATGCTTTTTGAAGAGGGGGCTGTACGTGTTGAACTCCTCCTCCCCGATCTTTACGCTGAATGCGTGCTGAGACAGCGAATCCAGTATCTTGATGAATTTAGTTCTGTTCATTTCCATTTCAGGTTCTCCTTATTTTTTCTTCCCGAAGGTGACGGTTTTCCTCCCGTTCCAGGCGTACCACGCCCATCCGCGGGGGTTCTTATAGCCTCTTTTCTTGGCCAGTTCGACCAATTCCTCGTAGGTTTTGGCCATCCCCTGCTCTTTCTTCTTGTTCTTCCTCTCGAGCTCCTCGATCCTCTCAAGCTCGGCTTTCTTGTCCTCCTCGATCTGCCTCTTCGTCTTCTTGTTGTCGAATCCGCAGTATGGGCATATCGGGCCGTTGCCTTTGTATACCCTGAGGCAGTTCGAGCATTCCCTCACGACGACCTCGGGCTCCCTGCTCGGGTTCTTGACCCTCTGGGCGCTCGGATCGAGCGTGTAGACCCTCTTCTCGGTCGGGGTGCCATGCGCGTAGCAGTTCCCCACGAAATCGATTATGATGGCCGTTTTGTCGGGAGCCGGGGTGAGGCATCTGCAGGCCTGCTGGATGTAGAGCGTCTCGGACTGCGTCGGCCTGAGGAGCATGCAGCACTCGCACTCAGGGAGGGTTATCCCCTCGCTGATGAGGTTGCAGTTGCAGAGGACGGCGTACTTGCCAGCTTTGTACTCGGCCATCGCCTCCTCACGCTTCTTCTCGGGGGTGCTTGCGTCGATGTGGATCGCGGGTATCCCGTTGTCGTTGAAGAGCTGGCATATCGACTGGCTGTGCTTGACGTTGGTGCAGTAGGCTATGGCCTGCTTGCCGTCCGCCAATTCGCGGTAGTACTTTATGATGTCGCCGTAGATCTTCCTGTCGAGCATGACCTCGCCAAGCTGCTCGTTGTTGAAGTCCGCCCCGCTCATGCTGACCTTCTTGAGGTCTATGTCGAGCTTCGGGGCGTAGAGCTCGTATCTCGATATGAGGCCGCGCTCGATCAGCTCGTCCGCGCTTATGCCGTTGAGTATCTCGTCGGCGAGCGACAGGGGCTTGTTGTCCAGGCGTTTCGCGGTGGCGGTGAACAGGATGCGCTTGCACCCGTAGAAATCGCACACCTTTCTGTACGAATCGGCCCCGCTGATGTGGCCCTCATCGATTATGATCAGGTCGACCGGGCCGTTCTCGCCGAGATGGTTCACCTCGGTGAACACGCTCTCGAGGCGGGCGTTGGCTATGATCTTGGCATGCTGGGCGAGGAGAAGCCTCCTGTGGGCCATGACGAGCACGCTTTTGCCCTTTCTGTGGGCGCTTTCGCATATCTCGTCCATTATGTAGGTCTTGCCGGCTCGGCAGGGAAGGACCGCGCAGACGCCTTGGTGCGTCTTGAGCGATTCCCTTATCCTGTCGTACATATCCTGCTGATAGTCCCTTAGCATAGAGGTTCGCTGTTCCTTCCGAATATGACCCCTCGCTCGTCTTTCGCGAGCTTGAGGCCTACGTACACCCAGCCTTTGTTGATGTCTTTGTGGAGTTTGTAGCCTTTCTTAGGTATCTCCTGCTTGAATCTGCTCTCGCTGAACAGGTATTCGTTGTTGTTCTTGGCCCATTCCTTGTATTCCTGATAGAGGACGGATGCCGATATGGACATCGTCGGGAATCGGATGCAGCGGTCGTTGAGGAACGCGACGATGACGTCCAGTTCCTTCTTGTAGTCGCTGAGAGCCTCCTCGAGGCATTTCGGCTTCGGGAGTTTGTCCTTGAATTCGTTGTGGAGGCGCATCGCGCCCTTTATCATCCAGCCGAGGATCTTAGGCGCCTCGGCGGCGAGTTTCTTAGGCATCTCCACGTCTTTCGTCTGCTCCGTGAAGGTATTGAGGAACGGGACGAAGAAGATCCTTCGCCACGTGCCGAAATCCGTCGCGCGGATGATAGGCTTGTTGTTGGTCGACATCCAAGGGCTGAACGATGGCATGAACGAGAATGGCTGCCCGTATTTGAACTGGGCGTTTATCTTCTCGCCGCCGAGCATCTTCTTGATGATGACCTCGTCGAGCTTCTTGCCCTCGGCGGTCTCGCTCGTGGACACCATTCTCGCCCCAAGCAGGGCCGACAATGAGAATTCGTTGGCCTGGCTTGAGCTGTTGCTCTGGACGAGCAGGTCGCTGTTGACCGACGTGCCGTAATCGCCGAACACGTCGTTGACGACCTTGATGAATGTGGATTTTCCGTTGCTGCCGTTCCCATAGAGGATGTAAAGGTGCTCTTTGTTGGTCCTTCCCGTAAGCGATTCGCCCAAAGCCATCTGAATGGTCTCGATGAGCTCCTCGGTCTCTTTGGAATCGGGGCGCTTGAATATGTCGCGGAGGAACTTGAGCCACACAGTCGGGGTATCGAAATCCACTTTGCAGTTCGTGTTCTTGGAGAGCATGAGCTTCTTGTCGAACGGAAGCCTCGTGCCGTCACGCAGGTCGAATACCCCGCTGTCGGTGTTGAGGAGGTAGTCCTGCGTGTCGAATTCGCTGTTCACGACAGGCAGGTCGTGGAGGTCGTGCAACTCGCTCAGCATCGCGTCCTTGCCGGCTTTATTCGACACTCTTTTTACATTGTCTAATTGCGCCTTGAGGACGGATTTGAGCGTGTCGGCCTCGTCCGGATCATTCTCCTTCTCTATTCTCTCCTCGGTGCTCTTCACCTCGTCTTTGAGTATGTCTATGAGCTTGTTCGCGTATTTCCTCACACAGCCTTTCATGTCCTTGGTCCAGGTCTTCCCGTTCCAGAACATGAACCCGTTGCTTTCCTTGTTGAATTTGAACCACTCGCCGAAATAGTCGTAGAATCTCTCCGCGTTGCCTGTGTCGTTGAGCGGGTATGTCTTGAATATCTTCTTGACGGGGATGATCGGGTCCATCTTGTCGTCGAACTCCACCACGTCGGTGGTCGGCTCGAGGGTCGCCCCCGTGTTCTCCACGACGACGTTCCTTTCCTTGACGGGCCTGTACACGTCCTTCTGGGTGGCTATGGCGTATTCTATGGTCTGGCTCCCGAATGTGCCCGCGCTGAGGGTGACGCCGTTCCTGTTGGTCTCACTCCTCTTTTGGTCCCATTTCTCGCGGATGAGCGCGCTTCCTCTGAATATCCTGTCCATCTGAACCCTGTCACATCCCGTCCAGAACGCGAGGATCTTGCACAGGGCGAAATCCGCTTTGCTGTGGTCGTTGCCGTAGGCGCTCATGTCGCCGTTGTACAAAGCGTTGAATTCCTGCCCATATCGGCTGTTGCGGATCTTGTCCATGAGGTCATGGTCGCTCATGTTCGCCGAGAGAGGGTCCTTCTCTATCGTGACCGCCCTGTAGCTCTTGCCGAAGACCACGACTCCATCGTCCGCGAACGCGTTGTTGAGCTCGAGCGGATGGTCTTTGTCCTCTATGTATTTCTCCCATAGCGAGTAGACCTCTTGGTCCCTTTGCGCTATTGGGAGGTTCTTTATGACTTTCCCGGTCATGGTGAAAAAGCGCCCGTTGTCGTACATCTCGATGTTCGCTTTGCGGCATCTTCCGACGGGCTTCTTGCCTTTGCATATGATATGTATGCCTTTCCCGCTGTGGGAATATTCGGTATATGAGTTGAGGGTATCGATGAAATCCTTCGCGATCTCCTGGAAATCGGGCTCGTCGTGGTTGTCCAGGTCTATCCCGAGGTAATGGGTGTCGGTCTCGGTGTCTTTGCCGAGCATGAACCCGATGCCGTCGAATCCGTATTTCACCGCGCCTGAGATGGCTAGGCTGAATGTCGTCCATGTGGACGGGTCATTGCTTTTCGCCCATTTGCCGAAGATCGCGTCATAAGGGACTTTCGTCTGCTTTCCGCCTCTTTCCTCGACTCTGTAGCCAACCCATCTGCGGGTCTTCTTGATCTCAAGAGGTATGGATTCATACCTTTTTTCCAGTTCTTGAATTGTTGCCATGCGTTCTTTCCTTTGATGTAGGATGTGTTCTGTGTTGGTGGAGGCGAGGGGGGTCGAACCCCTGGCTTCGGTCTGCGGAACCGATATTATCCCGCTTAACTACGCCCCCATCCTGTGTGGTGCCTGATGAAGGAATCAAACCTCCGACCTGCCGCTTACGAGGCGGCTGCTCTGACCGCTGAGCTAATCAGGCGCATATCTATCATAATGGCCCGACGGGGCCGATTACAACCTTTTGATGGTGCCCAGGGCGGGATTCGGACCCGCAAAACCTAGCTTCTGAGGCCAGTACCTATGCCAGTTCGGTTACCCAGGCATCAAATGGTTGGGGTAGCTGGGATCGGACCAGCGCATCCCGGATTCAGAGTCCGGAGCCTTACCGCTTGGCTATACCCCAATTATGATGGCGGCGCCCCGGTTGTCCCCTCCCCTTTCGTCAGTTTTGAAAGAAAATTTTCCGGAACTGGTCGTTTATAATAGGCGCCTTATGTCCTTAGGTTGAGGGTTAGGGAGTTTACAGCCCTAACCCCTACACGCCGCCCACTCTTACAAAGACCTTGCGCTTAGGTGGTGAATTGGTGGTTTGTTTTGGCGGCTTGAGTTTCTTTTTTGGCGCCCGCTGAAGGACTCGAACCCTCGGCCTACGACTTAGGAGGTCGTCGCTCTATCCTCTGAGCTAAGTGGGCGTGTTTCTTTGGTTTTCGGTTGGAGCCGCAGACGGGAATCGGACCCGCGCCATCTGCTTGGGAAGCAGAGGTACTGCCACTATACTACTGCGGCATGGTTGCGGGGGTGGGACTCGGACCCACGGCCTCTAGGGTATGAACCTAGTGAGCTACCGCTGCTCCACCCCGCGATGACAGGTTTTCGCCGAGGATTTCCCCTCAGCACGATCACTTTACCATTGTTTGTTATCAATAGTCAAGCATTTCATTTTATTTTTGCATATTCGAATTGGTCGGAACGATGGGATTCGAACCCACGACCTCCTGGTCCCGAACCAGGCGCACTACCAAGCTGTGCTACGTCCCGAGAGAAAAGCGATGCGGCCTGAACCGCACCGCGTGTCTTTGGTTGGAGGAAGCGCGCAGCTTTGGGCTGCCATCCGCCGCTCGTAAGTCGGATGATTCGTTTGTGAAAAGGAGTGCGGCGGATCGCTTCCATATAAGAGGGAGGCGGCTAAGCCTCCCCGCATCGCTTAGAACGGGAGATCGTCGGAAACGTCGTCGATAGGCGCTGTGTTCGGATTTGGGTCCGCGGCGGCCGTCTTAGGATGGCTGGCATCCCAGATGGACGGTGCGAACGTGCCGGCCACGATGACGTTGTCGTCCTTGCTCGTCGCTTTGTTGAGCTCGATGCCGACATCGACTCTCATATGAAGGCCGATGACGTACTGAATGATCTCTTCCTTGATGTTCTCAGGTCCGAAGTGATCCTTGTAATTAGGGGTCCCTTCCTGAGTCAGGATGAGCTCGTTGAACGCGTTGAAGTTGTAGGCTTTGTCGCCGTCTCTCTTGAAGATGGTGTACCACAGCTTTCTGTTTTTGAAGTTCTGCTCGACATCGGTTCGGATGCAGAATCTGAGCTTGAGGTATTCGTAGCCCTTAGCCGATTTCTTTTCCTCGACGTCTTCCAAAACGACCTCATAAGACCCTTCGTCGATAAGGGGGAAGTCCTCCTGCGGCGCTTCCGATTTCTTGTCTCGTCCGAAGACGACTTCGCTGTTGTTTTCTTCTGCCATTTTCTTTTTTTCCTCCGTTGGCTTTCGTTTTTTTTGTTTTTTTGGAGACCGGCTCAGGCCTTATAGGACCTGCTCGCCGTTCTCGTCGGCTTCGTGGCACTCCTTGCTGCAGAATGCCTTGCCGTAGTGTTTGACGCTCTTCTCATAGAGGTCTTTGGAGATCTCCTTCTTGCAGACCGAGCAGAGGTATTTCGGCTCGTTCGCGGTCGGGATGGTCTTTTCGACCCTGATGCATGGCGTCGGGACGCCGCCGACTTTCGTCTTGGTGGCGAAGATCTGGATCTTCTTGCCGACCCATTCGTCCATCATGCCCGTCCCATAGAGCGACTCTATGATCTTCCCGTTGGTGCTGTTGACGCACATCGGGAGGGAGTCTTCGTAGAAATAGAGAACGGGTTTGGTGTCTTCCGCCCCTCCTTCTCCTTTGACCTTTTCCATGACGACGTCTTTGATCGTCAGGACCCTTTTCTCCCCAGGGTTGAGGAGCTCGGCGCGGAGATAGGTCAGGTCAGTGTAATTGCGCCAGTGTTTGTGCTCTGCCATTTTCAGTCCTCCTCCATATGGAATAGCTTTTTGTAGGAGAACACGCCCGTGAGCATCTTCCCCTTCCTGCAGACATCGCAGGAGCCGCATCCTTTCGGCTCTATCTCGCCGCGTTTTATCGCGTCGAACCTAGGGGCCTTCTCGACGACTTCCGCCAATGCCGCGTCCAGGATATCCTGGTCGATTTTGATGAGTGCCTTGTCGGGCACATCCTCTTTCGTGGTGACGGCGAGTATGAACGGGAGTTTTCTGTCCTCCCCTCCATGCTTTACGTTCCACTGGCGCTCTATCTCCTGATAGATGGCGCCCTCGAGGTCGTATCGCCACGCCTTGATGAAATCCATCCTGACGTTGCGTTTCTCCCCGTCTTCGTCGGTCACCTCGACCCACACGCTTGACATGTCCTTCATGATCTTCTGGTCGACTATCGCCTTGTCGCGGTGATAGGCGTCTATCTTGATCTTGAATTTCACGCCCGCTATCGTGCCGGTCATGATGACCTGGTGCTCGCCTCCGAGGTATTTCGACAGGAGCTTGTCGCCCTCTATCGCGGCTATCACCGGCTCGATGTTCTTGAAATCGGATTTGAATGTGCCGTCTTTCTTGAACATCTCCTGATGCTTCGCCTTGAATTCCTCCATCGGGATCTCTTTGCTGAAGTAGTTGTCGACATAGCTTCCGAAGAGCAATGCCGGGGACGATTCGTCCTCGAGCTCCCCTTTGACCCTTGCCAGGCCTTTCTTCTCGCAGTCGAGGAAATCCTTGAATTGGGAATAGCCCATGTACTCGGATCGGGCTTCGATGCTGTGGTAGTTTTCGTTGGTCAGTTCCATGCTGCGTTCCTTCCTAACGGCCCATCAGCTCGTCGTAGGCGCATCCGAGGGCCGCGGCCAGGCGGTTGGCGTTTATGGCGTTAGGCACGTTGTGCCCATGCTCATAATTGCTTATCTGCACAGCCGAAAGACCCGAGACGTCCGACAATTCCTTGATGGACATATTGCGTTCTTTCCGTAAGTTTTTCAGTCTCTCTGCAAAAGACATCGGTGTTCCTTTCCTCCAACTTACGATTTGATTATAGCGTTTTTCATAATATAAATCAAACACTATTTCTTATTTGTGTTATCGACGATGGCCGCTTTCTCAGCGTCGCCCAGAGCCCTTGAGATGGTTTCGTAGTCGCTCTGCCCGACCAGGCCCAATGCGTTGATCGAGTAGAACATCGGATCCTTCTCGCTCGGTTTCCCGCTCTCGTCGAGGGCGACCGAGACCACTGGGAGCTGATACGTCACGACGAGCCTGCTCACGCCGTCGTCGCCTTTGACGATCCTGGCGCTTTTGACCCTGAGCCTGACGTTCGACAGGAGCGCGGTCTGCTCGTTGTAGAGCCTTTCCGTCTCCTCAAGCCTCTTGACCCTGTCGGTGATGATGAGGTCGGTGAGCTTCTTCACATCCGTGTTCAGGTCGTCGACGCGCTTGTTTATCCCTTTTTTGGTCAGCATGCTATAAGCCCTCTATCATCTCGATGAGGATCTGCTTGTCGTCCTCGGTGGTTGGGATGGCCGCGAGGGCGTCGGTCCCGAGCAGGGCGAATGGGTTCTCGCCGAGGACGTCGGCGCATTTCACCGCGAGCTCAGGGCTGAGCCTGTGCTTCTCGTAGTAGCTGACGCCGGCCTTTGAGATGCCGAGCCTCTTCCCGAGCTTTTCCTGCGTGAGGCCATGCTTCCCGCGGAACTTAGCCAGATTATTTGACATTTTGGAATATTCTCCTTTCGCACACCATTTTATTTGACTTATTTGATGTTTGTCAAGAAAAAATCTTAATTTGTTTTAATTCCCGATAAGAAAACCCGGCCATATCCGACCGGGTATGAGCACGTTATTCCGTCATTAGGAGAAATCGCCCGGTATGAACCCGCCGCCGAACTTCCTCGGGCGGTTCTTCATGACCAGGTTCCACAGGCCCGCGTTGGACAGGACGTTTATCGCGTCTTGGCACAGGGTGATCTCGACGAGCTCGGACCTCTTCGCCACGATGCCATGCTCGGTGTCGTAGCCGCTGTCCATGCCTATCTCGCCGTTCCTGATCTTGTACATCGCCTGAAGGAGTATGGCCTCCCTGAACGCGTCGAGCTGCTCGCCGCGGAGATCCTCGTATCTGAATCTCCTGAACGTGTTGTGGTCGATGTAGCGCTTCATCTCGCTCTCGGTGCGCGCAAGGAAAGCGGACGGCCCGTTGGACGGGTTGTCCTCGTCTTTGAGCATGGATCTGAGATCCTTGCCCCAGTAGTTCTTGAAGTCGTCGACCGTCACGAATTTAGGCTCGAAATTCATCGGTTTTCCCTCCTTATATCCTTTATTATATCATCAGGCAGAGCCCCGTCGGGGCTTTTTTTGCAAAGCAGCGGGATGACGGACAGTTTTCCCCTGAACGCCACGGTCACCTCCGCCTTGCGGCAGTCCGTCATGAGGCGGTCCAGCCAACGGAGGAGCGATTCGCCCTGCGCCTGGGTTATGGAATCGGGGAGGCGAGCATATGCGCATTCGTATTGCATCTCATATGTGCCGTCGTTCACCTGTATGGCCCCGTATCCGCGAAGGAGGTTATCCCTGCCCGACGCCGTTATCCCGTTCGCCAGGAAGACCCCTTCCAGATCCGAGTGGGAAAGCCCCCTCATATCCAAAAAAGAGCCGTCCTGCATTATGAACGAGGCTTTCCTTGGAATCTCTTGCGAGAATCTGAACCCCGCTCTTTCAAGACGGCTTTTTATGTCATTCATCGGATTCCAGCTCATTTATCCTGTCGCGCCATTGCTGGCGTTGGGCTTTGATGGGCGCGTAATCCTCCTCAGAGATGGCCCCTTCGGCGTATTTGATGGCCTTGTAGTCAGTGGCTGAGAGCTGGTTTTTGAGTTGGGCGATCTCCTTTGTTTTTAGGTAAGAATCGCTTGCCTTCATCCTGTCTCTCTCCGCTTTCCCTTGGGCAAGATGCTTCTCATAGGCGGTTTTCGAGACTTTCGTGAAGCCGATCGGAAGCGGCTCAACAAGAGGGTTTTTTGTGACTATGTAGTTGTCACCCTTTTTGTAATAATGGTACGTCATCATCAAACCTCCGTCACGTCATCTTGGACGTAGTTCACATTCGAGCTGTATATGTCGGTGTAGTAATGAGCCATGCTTGCGCCACTTGAAGTCGCTTGGATTCCGCCAACGCCATCGGTTATGGAGTTGTGGTCATAATTGAAGCCCAAAATGCCATTACTGTAAGAAACGGCATATGACAAAAGGTGCTTCACTTCCGTGACCGCTCCGTTATACACATTGAAGAGCGTGACAGGAATCGTATAGACCGCATTGCCTCTTGAGAAAACCACATCAAGGAAATCGCCGAAATCCTCGATAGGATATACGCTTGTCGAATAGAAGGTCATCTCCAAGAAGGTGTATGAGCTTCCAGCCCATTGGCATTGGATCCTTACCTCGTGTCGGTATAAGCGGGTAGTCGCCCCACCGCTTATCGTGAGGTTGCCCGACCCAAGTATGGACTGGCCGTTGATGGTCTTTATGTTCGTTCCGCTGATCAGCTTGGCCTGGAACTTGCCGCCGCACTTGCTGAGGAAATAGGCCAGGCCAGCGTCGTCTAAATACTTAGGCATCGACTGCCCTCCTTTCCTTTTACGCGAACAGCGCGTCTATCTCCGAGTTGGTTATGGACGTGACGCCGGTGATGAACCCGCTGTCATTGGTGAGATCGCTCGTCTTGGTCGGGATGGTGAGGCTGACGGTCTTAGGCGAGGTCACTGAGACCGCGTTGCCATTGACCTTGATGACCTCTATGACGTTGACCTGGGCTCCGGCGGCGATGCCGTTGAGCTTGGTCTGATATGGATCCCATCCGTCTAATGTAAGGAAATTATCACTGACCCAAACCACGGACGCGACGCCCTTTCCGGTATTCGGGTCCAACGCGTTGCGGAGCGCCATCTCGTAAGCGTTGGTGAAATCGTTCGTGGACAGGCCTTTCCCGCTTTCCTTGGCGACGTATCCCGAGGTGACCCAGGACTGGGTGGCGTATGAGGAAAGGTTTATGTTGACCTTCTTGCCGGTTATGGTGAGATCCGTCCCGTTGAGCTGAACGCCTTCCAGGACGTTGACCTGGGCGCCGTTGGCGGTGTCGCCGAGGCCGACGTCGGCCTTTGTGACGGTGACGTTGCTCGACAAAGCGTGGCCGTTGACGGTCCTGGTATTCGGGACGTAACCGCTGAGGCTTGGGTTGGTGTCGCCGAGTTTCTCCCATCTGTAGGTATAGTTAGGGGACGTTCCCGATCTGGCGGATATGTACTCGTCATAGGCGTCGTGGGGGCCTACATCTTGGCCTTCGTTCTGCGGAACGAGGTAGACGCCCGTACCGTAATAGGTGTCCGGATGCTCTTCGTAGGTATCAAGCCATTCTTGTTTTGTCACGACGTTGATGTCGAGCTTGCCGCTCAGCGTGGCGATGAACCCGTCCACCGTCGCCTTGTCGTAGTAGCGGCTGTCCGACTGCGTCTTCGTGTAGTAGTAGTCGAGGTTGCTCGCGCCTTTCGTGATATACCCCGCGTTCTCAAGCGTGCTCACCCTGCTGCTGAGCGCGCTGTCGGCGTTGGCCCTGGCGGTCGCCTCGGCCGTTATGAGCGCCTTGATCTTCCCGTCATATCGGGACAGACCGCTTAAATCCAGATAACTAGACATCTTTTTTTCTCTCCTTGCCTTGCCTTGTTGGTTTTTATTCGTTCGGACCGAACAGATCGTCTATGTCCGAATTGCTCACCCTTTCCATGCCCAGATCGTCTGGGATCAGGTTGACGTCCTGGTCCAACCCATGGTTGTTGACCTTCGTCGTCTTGTCGACTTTCCCCCTGAGCGCCAAAGTGACGGCCCGGTTCGATATCGGCTGATGGCTGTTGACGTCGAGCTCCTCGTCCACCCTGGTTCTGCCCATTATGTAGTTGAGGTCGAGCTCAGCCCAGTCGGCGGCCGTCCACGTCCCTGTGGTGCCGTTGACGTTCACGCAGCGGTAGAACGTCCCGTCATGGAGGACTATGTCATCCGCCACGTACGCGTTCGAGGCGACGTATGGCGGCGCGAGCCTGTGTATGTTGTCGACGTCCCTTGCGAGGACGCTCAGCGGCGTGACGGTCATGTTGTCCGCGTTCAGTTGGCTGAGGAATGCGTGGTCCCTGAACCCGGATCCCGCGTATCTGTTCCCGGTGAGGAATTCCACGGCCTCGAAGCCTATCTTCTGCACCCCGTCCTCATAGAACGAGGCGATGACGGACCCGCCGTTCGGCGTCTTGAACACGGCGAGATCGCCGTCGTTCTGCGCGTATGCCTCCTCCATGGTCGTATTCGAGTCGGCTTCGCATACCTTGACCGATCTGTACGCCTTCTCGTACGTCGCGCGGGTCGTCCCCAGCACCTCGTCGGTCGTGACGGTCAGGATCTTGTAGAAGCTCTTCCTCGTCGTGTCGTAGACGACCGAGCCCACGGAATACATATTCGGATCGAGGGTGCCGACGGTGGCGTCATCCACGAAAGTCGGCGAAACCCTGAGGTATGCGTTGCTGTTCTTCTTGAGTATCATCGCCGAGAGGATGAGGTTCTCGAGTATCTGGTCGAGCGCCAATTCGGTCTGATCTTCGGAATCCGACGCGGATGCGCCGACGGTGAAGGTTATCAGGCCGGAGACATTCGTCTTCGTCGGTGCGCTGAGGCAGGTTATCGTGGCCTGCCACACGCCTGGCGTGTCAAGCAGCCTCACGACCTCGTCGTCCGAGGTGAACTTGGAGAAATCGAAAAGGAATCCCTGATACCCGCCATCGTGGTTGATCTCGAAATAGGCGTTGTCCGTGTCTTCCGGAAGCGGGTAGAATGGCAGATTCACCTTCCTCATGAACAGAGTTGGGTAGGCATTCCCCTGCCTGTCCGGCTTCCTGAATTTTATGGTGGCCGAATCGAAAAGCTCGTAATCGAGCCCCTCGAAATGCGCGAAAATCTGGAAATCGGTCTCCCCGACGACCGGGGACGGACCATGCATCAGGTATTGCTTAACCTTTCCGGTGCTGTCTAACCAAATCCACATGAAATCACCTCATTGTCATTCTCATTTTAAAGTATTCGCGCGCGAATGCAAAGCGGAAACTATCTCCTTAGGTCCACGTACCAGAAATGGGAGCAGTAGCCGTCCTTCGCGTACCTGGCGTTCTGCTTCCTGGATTTGACCTTCTGCACGTTCGTGACTATCCATCTCTCGCCGAGGTATTCGACCAGGTCGTTGGCCTTCATGCCCGTCAGATCATCAGGCGATTTTATCGTCACCGTCGTCTGCCTGTGCATGAATGAGTCGACCGTCACCGATGTCCTAGTGCGCTCCGGGGCGGCCTCCTTCGCCATGAATGAGCCCGTCTGGACCCTTTTCATGACGAGCTCGGCGTCATCGAGCTCCTCGCTCTCGTCGCGGGACCACCACCTGCAGTATTCGTCGTAGCCCCTTCTTGACTGGAATATGTCTATGCCCATCGTGTCTTTCCTCCTAGAATCCGTATTTGAGATCGCCTGCGCCGGTGTTGGCGTGGAACGTCTCCGTGACCGCGTCGTACAGGCCCGGTCTGCCGTCCGATCTCCTGACGCATGGCACGAGGTCGTGGGCCAAAGCCCCCGCCTGATACACTTTCATCCCGTATATCCTGCCGACGAAGCCCTTGCCGAGCATGTTCCCGTCAAGGCTTGCCCCGAACGCGTCGATGCCGCGGGTCGGATCCATCCTGTACGCTGCGCCGTGGAACCACGAGACTTGGATGCCGTTCAGCGAGAGCCCGTTCGAATCGGCCTTAGCCAGGTATCTCCTGCCCTCGTCGATCGCCACCGGGTTGGTGCTCAGCGAGGAGTCCCTCGCCGACCTGCGGAGGATGAGCCCGTTCTCACCGCGCATCATGACGAGTCCGTCCGCGCCCCATCTGCCGAACATGCATTCGGTCGGGTCGGCGGACCCCGATGCCATGAATTCGCATTCGATGGCGGTATCGTCGCTCACGTCGGCGCCGTCGATGTGGATGATCTGGCGCCCGTCTGACTCGAGGTATTTCGCCTTCTGGTAGGCCGACGGGACGCGCCCGACCGGCTCGTAGTATTGGTCGGAGAAGCATTGATCGGGGTCGAGCAGGGCGTTCTTGGCTCTGCCGACCACGAGGTGGCTCTCGTCGAAGACATCCATGCAGCGCTTCGATACGGCGGAGAGATATATGCTGAACGGGTCGTAGACGACGTCGTTCCGCGATATATCGGGCAGGTTCACGCCGAAGACGAAGTGCATCGTCCCGTTGTCGTCTCTGTAGTAATACTGCAGGGAGCGGACCGCGAACGGTATGTTCTGGTTGTTTCTGTATCTGGACGGGTTGACGTAGATCCCGACCGCCCCGGATTCGTCCTCGAAGGCCGAGAAGATGTTCTCCACCGAGGCCTCGGCGTCCACGAAGAAGTCTTCTGGGAACGTGTTGACCGCCGGGTCGGACTCGGCGTCGTATCTGTACATGGTGTATTCGAGCCTCCTGTCCGCTTTGGCGGATGAGGCCACGACGAACATGTTCTTGGCGAACGATCTGACTTTGACCGATTCGGCCGAGACCGATGCGTAGGCCACCGAGGAATTCGCTTCCCTCAGCTCTGTCGGGTCGTCTGAGCCTTCCTGGAAGACGCAGTAATGGGCCGGGACGTTATAAGGCATGTCGCTCTCGTTCGCCTCGCGGAGGTTGACGTCGACGATCTCGGCCGGGATGTCGCCTTCGAGGTAATAGTATGTCTCGCCGCCCTCGTTCGAGACCGCCGTCCTTCTGAATTCGATGGCGAACGTGCGCGAGAAGGATATGGACGAGCTTATGTCGCCCTTCATTATCTTGTTGATCCGGAGCTGGTAGCCGCCGCTGAACGCCGCGCTTACGCTGACGCTCATGCTTTGGGTGTCCACGGACGTGACTTTGTTCAGGGAAAGGGTCCCTTTTCCGTTCGCCTCGTAGCTTGACCACGAATATTGAGAGAAAGGAGTTTTGGGCACATTGAAGGAAGCGCCGATATCGGCAAGCATGAAAGGATCGTCGGGCTCAAGGGTCGCGAAATCGCTCGCTTTGATCTTCATGACCGCTTTATGGAGCCTGGCGGGGATCCCGAATCTGGGTTTGCTGTCGTAGGCGAAGCAGGTTATGCTCACCCCGCCGACGTAATCGGTCTTCAGCGAGCCGTCCCTGTCGAATTTGTCGTAATGGCCTATCAGGTCATTCAGCTTGCTCATCCACGGCGAGACGACCACCTCGTCCCTGTTCTCCGCGAGGTAGTCGAACTGCATCGTCATGTCGATTATCTCTTTGTTGTCTTTGCATAGCGGTTTTTTGGACACGCCTATCGACATGCTGCTGCTCTGAAGGAAATCGGATGCGTTGATCGCCTTCGGGAGCTTGAGGTACGCTTCCCCGTAGAACCTCAGGACGGTCGGGTTCGGGATCAGGTAATCGTGGAAATACGCCTCTTTGTCCAGATGGCATACGCTGAATCCGACGTTCTTCACGAACGCGTCGTCGGTCGATCCGACCATGTTCCACCACGACTGGGTGGTTTTGTAGTCAAGGAGGTCGTCCGCGTTGAACGCTGGCTTGAGGTCGGCGGTCATCTCGTCTATGTAGCTTCCGCCGGATATGTTGTCGTACGTGGCTATGTTGAAGCAGAGCGACGTCCCGCTCGCGAACGCGTTGACGTCGCTGAGGTAGATCCCCGTGTTCTCGTTCCCGTCTTCCCTTGTGTAGAAGACGAAATACCCGCAGTTGATCTTCTCGTCGTGCCTCACCGTCCCGCTTTCCTTGTCCAGTTCGCTTGGGGTGACGAAGCTGAGGAACTGCTTCGCCGTCTCGGCGTCGCCGAAAAGCATCTCATCGCCCCTGCCCTCGTTCTCGTAATACGCTTTCTCTTTGCTGAGAAGGAGGAACTTCCTGACGTTCTCGGCCCTTCTTATGCTCTCGCCATAGGGCATGAGGCTGTACGTCCTGTATTTGGCCCACACCGTGGTGAAGTAGTTCTTCAGGACGTATTCGCTGGTGGATTCGTAGTTGGCGAGTATGGCGTTGTCGTAGATCTGGTATTCCCTTGAGTAGATTATGGAATCGGTCTCTTTGTCGTAGGTTCCGACCTTCTGGACCTTGCTTGGGTCGGCCCCGCCGTTGTCCTCGTCGTATCTGGCCGTCATCTTGAAGATCTTGTTGCCGATGCGGTCCATCTTCTCGCGCTCGAAAAGCCCGTCGCTCTCAAGGACGGTCAGGGCCGCGCTGCAGTTGTCGACGGTGACTATGTCGTCCCTGTCTATGTTCTCTTTGCCATGCATTATGGCGCCGCTGTACATGGCGTCGTAATCCACCTCGAACACGATGGATTTTATCTTCTTCGCGATGTTCTCGTCGGGATTCTGCCCGAGAAGGTCCTGATCCCCGTCAAGCGGCATGATGTGCATTATCCCGCCGGGTACGGTCACGCCCTCATATCCCTCTCCGCCTTTGAGCTGAAGGGGGTTGGTCAGGCCGTATGGGTTTATCGCGTCGACGAGGTTGACTATGTTCTCTATGTAGGAGCATTCCGCCTTGAACCAAAGCACGTTGAGATACTGGTATTTGGCGCCCCAGCCCATCAGCTTGTTGCTGCCGATGTCGTATCCGATCGTGCATATCTTGAACTGCTTGGCGAAATCCATGGTGACCTTATTGCCGTCGAAGTCCGTGTAATCCATGTTCGAGAAATCGTGGGGGGTATCCACCGGCCTGCCGCTCAGAAAGCTATCCCAGTTCGTGCTGAGCGTGTTCCTTACGGTGTTCTGCAGTATGAGAGGGGTGATGTCCTGTTTGCAGAGGAAGTATTTCTTGACCCTTGGCAGGCTGCTTCCCGCCGCAGGCACGAGCTCGGCTTCCTTGTAATAGCACATCTTGATGCTGTTTATCTTGTATATCGGGAACCTTGTCTCCAACGTGAGCTGGTCGAGCGTTAGGAAGACGCTGTTGGGCGACCTGAACCCGAGGTACTCGACCATGTGGGCCGAATTCTCCTGCGATAGGGCGTTGCTGTGCTCCCTTCTCGCGTCCGTGGCGAAATCGTCGCTGCTGAGCGACCCTCTGACGAAATTGGCGTTCGTCCTATCGAAATCCCCGACCGTATGGCTTATGTCGAGGCCGTATATGACATCGTCCTTGACCACGGGGATCATGTCCTTGACCCTCATTATCTGCGCGAGCAGATCCTTCAGGCTTGGGTTGGTCATCGACATCTCAGGGCATATGACGCTGTCGAAGATCTCCTTGAGGTTGGCTATCAGGCCGTCGCGGTCCGTCCCGCTCTCGCTGAGATAGTATTTGCTCACGTATCTCCATTTATGCCCGCTCCTGTTCGAGACTTTCTTGTATTTAGGAGAGAAGGCCTCGACGTATTCCTTCATGTAGAACCAGCAGGATCTTTTCTTCTCCTGCACGAGGGACTGGGTTATGGATATGTTCGGAAGCGGTATCTTCTCAAGCCTCTTCGTCTCGCTGAAAAGGTCGATGGCGCACTTGTAGAGCCCCGTCTCAAGCCCGACCTGCTCCTCCGGGAATTTGTCGAAGAGGAGATGCTTGTAGAAAGTCGGGAGCTTTTTGGTCCCGTCCCTCACGCCCATCAGGTTCGATATGGACATGCCATCCGTCGCCCTGAGTATCCCGGAAGGGTCGGTGGCGGTCGGTTCCCTGTTCTCCAGGCCTTCCGAGTTCCATCCCCCGTTTTGGCCGCTGACGAAGGTGATGCCCAGACTGCCTAGGTCAGGGTTCTCGAAAGTGACCACTTTCGTCCATTCGTCGACGTCCTCGATGCCGGTCATCGTGAATGTGTATGTCCTGCCTCTGTAGACGATCTCTATGCTGAAATCGACGATTCCGTCGCCTGAGAAGTCGTCCGCATGGACCTGTATGTCGAAGGTTTTGTTCATGCCGTCGACCTGATACCCGACCGCTGAGCTCTGCAGCCATTTGATGAGGGTCGGCCCCTGCCATTTGTCCACGGTGAAGGACTGCGTGTCTGGGGAGTAGGAGCACGCGAATGAATGCGTCCCGTTCGTGAGGATTATCTCGGAATCGATCCCGCCGTGGGCCCTTCCGTCGGCGGCTTCTATCCTGAATCCGCTCTCGTTGTGCTCCGTTTGGCTCAGGCCCTCATTCATGACGAAACCGGCCGTGACGTCCATTCTCACGCCTCTGTACCTGCATTCGTCCTCGTTCTGGTCGGTGTACCCGTAGAAGATGCAGGACCATATCTGGCATATCCGTCCGGACAGCTCGAAATAGGCGCCCTTGTCCTCTATGGTGAGCCCCCCGCTCGAGAGATAGACATCGGTCCACGCGTCTGTGATATGTTTGTCGCCTCCGACGGTGATCCCGCCGTCCAGCTCCGCTATGTCCCTGGGGCCGCCGTATCCGTCGAACGACTCATCGGCGTTCCATATGAAAACGTCGTCGTATTGCCTGACGCCGTCTATTTTCCGGACCTGGTCGAGGCAAATGGTGGCGCTGTCGAGCGTCTCGTTGAAATTGTCCGTGAAAGTGGCGCCCTGAACTATGTCGTAATCGACGCCGTTTATCCTGCATTTCAGCTTCATGTCAGTTCTGAGTCCCCCTTCCGTTGTCTATGAGGCCGAGCCTCGATCTGGCATAAGAGGCCGTCCTGTCGTCCGTGGCCAGCTGAAGATCCTGCTGCCTGTACTGCCTCCAAAGGGAGAGGCCCTCAGTGACCGCGAATTCGGCGGCTCCGACGAAAGCGCCGATGGCCGCTCCGGCCGGGCCTCCGATGATCATCCCCGTAGCCGCCCCGTTTATCAGGGACGATCCCAGGGCCATGGTTTTCTTCAATGCGGTCTGGGCGTTGCCTATCATCACCTCGAATTTGTAGTTCTCGGACAGGGTGGTGTATCTCTCGAATTCGAAAAGCATCTGGGTGGTGGCTTGCCTGACCGCGAACTTCCCCATTTGCTTGAGGGAGCTTTTCAAGGCGTTCTTCGCGGCTTTCTCTTTCTTGTCCTCGTCTTTCCCGTTCCCGTCGTCCTCGGAATCGTCCGTCCCGATCGCTTTGAGCTCTATGGTTATCTTTCTCTCATCCGATGCCATCTCTCATCACCTCATGAATGTGAAGGTGCAGGCAGGGAAATCCCTGATCTGCTGTGCCCCGCTGACGCTAAGGAGCTTCATCGGAACCTCGTAGGCGTTCCCGCTCTTGAACGATATGGAGAGCGTGTACGTCTTGTTTATGTCCGCTCTGTTGTCTTTGTTGAATATGAGGTCCATGACCCCGTTGAAGAAATCGGTGTTCACCGCGTACATGGTGAATCCCACGGACAGAGCCGCCGATTTCGCCACCGTCCTGTTGAAGTCGTTCGTCCCGTAGAAAGGCTGGGAGTCCGGCTGCGCCTCGAACGTCCACTGCGCGGTGAGGAACCTTATCTCCTCGTTGAGGCCGCCAGCGTCCTTGACCGTTATGCCGGTTATCGGGTTGGAGTTGATGCCGATCAGGAACGTCCCCGACATATAGAAAACCGAGCGGAATCCCGCGTAGACCTCGTTGAAGTTGCTCACCGCCGACGGCGTGGTCATAGTCTGCCTGAGGGTGTATTCCGCGTTGCTGAACTCGAAGATGAGGTTGTAGGTCTCGGAGAAGTCCATCATGAGCTTCTGGCACACGCCGAAAGCGTTGTGCTCGCTCATGGCGTTTATGGAGAACGGCTGCTTCTGCTGGCCGAATTCCTTGCTTCCCTCGAGGAACTTCACGACCAGGTAGATCGTGTTGTGCTCGAATTCGTCTTCCCTGAGGAACTGCCTCTCGTTGGTTATGGTGACTTTGTATTTGCCGTATGTGTCGCTGTCGAGCTCGCGGATGGACTGGATCTCGCTGGCGATCTTCTCCATAACTATCTGCTTTATGTCAAGGTCTTCGATCGTTGTCGGCATCTCTCATCACTCTCCTGTGTCTGTCTTCGAAATCTGTTCGTATCGGTCCGACATCGACGCGGTCCATTCCGCGATCGAGTCGTTTATTATCCTGTTGACGTAGCCCACGTGGTTGCGCGGCCTTTTGAACGTCCTTTTTCCTTTGTCGTCATAGACGACGTACTCGCTTCCCCTTATGTCCAGGGATGAGGCGTAGCTCCCTTTCCCCCTCGGCACTATCGCGCCGGTCTTGAAGAATTCGTAGAAGTTATACACCTCGGCCGGTATGGATATCGCGACCGTCCCTGCCCCGTAGGTCACCTCAAGCGTGCTCATGAGGTTGCCGGACAGATGCCTGTCGCCGAACTCCTCCATGATCTTCCGCTCGATGATGGCCGCGAGCCTTTTGAGGTCGTCGTCGCTTATCCTCGGCATGGCTATTCGTCCTTCTTTCTCTTGAAGAACTTGTCCCAGAGGAGATCCATCGTGGTCTCCACCTTCGTGTTCTCGTCCTCTTTCTGGACCTTCGCTATCAGCTCAGGGAACGGGTTGATCGGTATCCCCACGGTCTCGCACACGGTGACGCATATGAGCGCCTGCTCGAACAGCCTGATGCTGTTGGCTATGCTGTGCACCAGAAGGGTGAGCACGACGAGCGGGAGGGTTATCCTCAGGAGCCCGGTTATGCACTGCTTGACCAGGCCCGGCTTGAGGAGCTTGTAAAGGTATCCGACCAAAGTGGACAGGAACACGATGGCGATGACTATCGCTATGAATCCCCACCCGGTCAGCTTGATCTTGCATTCGGATGTGAATATCCCGTATCTCCACGCTATGAACGCGAACGGGAGGACGGCTGAGAAGACGGTCCAAAGAACCAGCCTGGTCGCGAAAACCGACTTCGGATGGTCGTCAAGCCAGCCCGAAAGCGTCTTCTTTTCCTCTTTCCCGGCGTTCTCTGTTCTCTCTTCCTCTGCCATTGTCCGTCACTCCTTCCTGTCTTCTATCATGAGGACGTTCTCCTCTTTGACCCTGTCTATGAACTGCTGCTTGGCCTCTTCCTGCTCATCCAGCGGCTTGAAGTCCTTGTCCTGCAAGAACATCTTGTGGACGGCCACGCGCATCTCGATGTACTCGGCGTCGATGTCGTTGACCTTGGTCCCGGTTATGTAGCCCATGAACGCGCTGGATACCATCGCCCAGAGCCTTGAGATGAATTTGATCCATGCGGCGGCCACGTCGGCATCCTCGGCGGTCAGGTCCCTCATGAGGGAGGCGAATATCATCGCCGATATGACCGTGAACATTATCCTCGAGAAAACCTCCTTGAAGAGGTAGAGGCCTTTTTTCCAGCCTTCCTGACCGGATCTCTCGGTTATGGTCCTCGGGTCGACGAGGTTCTTCGCGGAAAGGTAGTATCCCGGCTCGACCGGCTTGACCCTGTACTTCCCGTGTTTTATGTCGATGACGACCTTGATCTGGTCTTTTGTGATGCTCTTGTAGTAGCGGTCGCCGTATTTCTGCGGCTTGACGAGCGCCTTGATCTCGCTGTCCTCGAGGTCGAGGATGCTGTAATCGGTTATCCCGGCCTGGCGCATTATCCTCTGCTTCATGCTGAGGATGTCCCTTGGCTGGAGCACTTTCTTCACCCATTGGGAGAAGGAGTTTATGCTGTCTTTTATCGGCTTGACCGAGCCGAAGAACTCGACCCTGGCCTTCGACAGCGCGCTTCTCTCGTCCTGCGCGTTGCTCGCCTCCCCGATGAACATGGCCGATATCATCGCGAATATGACTATCGCGACCATTATCAGCTCGTCGGTGAGGAACTCGACCGTCATCCATCTGCTTGGGTCGATTATGAACGGCACGAACGAGCATACCGCTATCAGCGCGACGCCGATGGCAAGCGCCGACACCCCGAGAAGAACCTTTCGGTTCAGGGGGTTTCTCTTCTCTTCTCTCTCCGCGCTCATATCTTCTTTATCCTATCCGTTACGACGAAGTACATTATGACGAGGAAATAGACCCCGAAGACTATGTAGAACAGCATCGCGTATTTCGAGCCGAACCACGCGAGAACATCGTTGCCGGCCAAGGCGAACCCCGTTATGAGGAAGGCTATGGCCAACACGATGAATACGATCGACATTATGATGATGATTTTGTTTCTTTTGTTCATTTTGCGTCCTTTCTTCCTGTGCCTTATCAGATCTGGGTGCCGTTGTCCTTCGGCTCATCCTCGGCCGGTGCTGCGGCTTCCTGATGGCGGGCCTCTATGTTGTTGAGCCTCTTGATCGTGTCCTGATAGGCTTTGGCCTGCTTCTCGACGGTTTCCTCTATGAACTTCTTGACGTTCGCTATGGAATCCAGGTCGACGATGCCTTTGAGCTTCTCGAACTCGTTCAGTATGGCGACTTTCGCCTCAGGGGTGTTCTGCTGCATGAGGACCATGCATTTGACTACGATGCACATGAGCTGCCTGGCGAGCGCGCTGTCTTGGATGTATTGGGAGAACATAGGCTCGATGAGGGTCTTGGTCTCAGCCAAAACGGCCTGCTTCGTGGCGTCCGGGACGGCTTTGGACACTTTCTCCGTCACGGCTTTCTCGATCTTGGTGGCGAGTTTCTTGTCCTTTATGAAGTAAGCGACCATCGCGACAAGGATGCCTCCGTCCATGATCCATTTGATGACGGTCAGGAGGTTCTCGACGGTGAACAGGCTCTCCCAGTCGCCCTCCGAGGCTTCCTTGACTATCTCGGTCATGGCCCCGCAGAGCTCTTCGTCCACGACGAATCTCGCGGTTATGACGTTCTCGCCCTCGGCGAGCGCGAACTGGTATCTGCCGCTTATGTCCTCGTCCTCGATCAGGCTGACCCCGTTCACGGCGACGAAATCGACCGTGTAGAGCAGGTCGTGCTTGGCGGTGACGGTGACTATGTCGCCGATCTCGCCCTCGAGGATGTCCGTTTTGACCGTCCCGTGCTCGGCCTTCTCTATGGTGACCTTGCAAGGCTTCTGCTCTTCCTCGGAGGAAACGGCCGGCTCAGGCTCGCTGATGGCCTCGCTCGCGGAATCGATCGGGTCTTCCAGCCTCATCGGGGCCTCTATGAACGGCTCGGCCCCCGCTTTGCTCGGGGTTCCGGAGAAACCCGTTATGGCGAACAGGCCCAGAGTCGCCAGAAAAATCTTGGAAACGCTTCTCATTCTCATTCTCCTTTTAGCGAAAGCAGCGATCTGACCATGCCAGTAAGCTCCGACATGTCCTGGGAAACCTGTTCCCTGAACCTGCGGTTCGCCTCTTTCTCGTTGGCAAGCTCCGTCCTGCATTCGGAAAGCAGGTCGTTGGCTTCCTTGAGTATGTCCTCTTTCGTGGTGACATACCATTCTTTGCCGTCATAGACGATGACGTCGTTGCTGGACGGCTTGACCAGCTTCGACATATTACGGATATCCAATGCGACCTTCATATTCCTCACTCCGCTACATTTGACCTCATTTTAATATGAAAATGAAAAAAAGAAAAGACAAAGCGCAAAGCGCCTTGCCCTTCCACAGAAAGAACGCAGTAAAGTAGGAACTTACCTTACCATCCCTATTTTAAGGCTTTTTTCATACATGTTTCAAGAAAAAAGGTTTTCATTCGATGGTTTGTGGCGTTTCCTGCATGTTTTCGGAAGGCTGGGCGGCCTCTTCGGCCTTCTCTTCCTTCTTATTGACGGATTCCTTCATCCTCTTGAGCTTGTCGACGTGCTCCATCTCGTCCTTGCGGATCTCCTCAAGGTCGGCGATCATGCCTCTTTTGACGGCGTCGCCGAGGTCCATTCTCATCACATCGGATATGGCCTCGTTGTATTCCTTGATGGCCTCGTACTCGCTGTCTATCAGGGAGTCGATGCAGTCCTTCTGCTCCGTCGCGGCCTGAGGCGCGTCGTCCTCATCCTCGTCGCCGTAGATGGACTCGCTGTCGCCCGGGGTGCTCGGGATGTTTATCCCGTCGTCGCCTGGGTCGGAATGGCTCTCGGTCGCCTTCATCTCGGCCGGCCTGGCCTTCGGGAATTCCTGGTAATACGCCTCTATCGTGGATTCGTAGTCCGGGTCGCCCTCGCTCACGCCGTTGTACTCAAGGAATTTGGCGAGCTTCGGGTCGTCTATCTTGTGCCCAGGCGTCGGGGAGGCCGCTGGTTGCGGCTTCGGTTGCCCTTGGGGCTGAGGGGAGGTGAAATACTCCTCGAGGGATGGGCCGAAATCGGTCCCGTCCATCTGCATGATCAGGATCTTCTTGGCGCGCTCGTCGCCTTTCTTGGCGGCCTCACGCAAGGATTTCATCTTGTCGAAAGGTATGTATGCCATCTTCGGTTACCCCCTATGGTCAGTCGCGGTTGTTCATCTCGGAGATGTCTTCCCTGACCTCGCAGCCGGAGTCCTTGAACTCCATCTTCCAGAGCTTCTCCGCCTGCTCTCTCTCCTTCTTGATGACGTCCGGGGCTATGATGTTCAGGGAGAATCTGAACATCTTGTCGTTCTTGCCGAACTCGTCGTCTTTGTATCTCCTGAAGATGTCCTCCTCAAGGGAGCAATGCCTGTAGTCGTAGTTGTGCTCGACCGTGGCGAAATAGTCAGCCTCGGACATCAGCTTGAGATCCTCGCCGATGAACTCGATGCTGTCGTCTGAGTCCTCTTTGGTGAAGTCCGGGAGATCCTCGACTTTCTGGTGGAGTATCTCGACCTTCGCGTCCAAAAGGCCTTCGACCGCGGCTTTTATTTTGTCCAGGGAGTCCTGGATCTGCTCTTTCGAGCGCCCTTTCAATGGGATGCTTACGAAAACTTTCTTCATTTTCATTACCTCTTTACAATGATAGCAAAGCCTATCGCTTTGGTAAAGCGTCCGGCTTATACTCGCTTCTCGCCCTGAGTATGTCCACGGTCTTTATGTCCAAAGCCCCGCCGAAGAACCTGTCCAGCGAATTGCGGAAAACGCGTTTTCCGGTGGCCAGATAGAATATGGTCGCGCACGAATGGAACTTCTTGGAGTCGGTCTCGCCGAAGCATTTCGTCAGATAGGCCTTGTCCGGGAAGGAGTTGACTATCCTGAAAAGGCTGACGAGCCTCCTTCTGAGCCCCCAGTTGGCGTAGAACGCCTTGGCGTCCCCAATCCCGTCGAATGCGTAGAAATCGGATACCGGGGATTTGCCGAGCCCTTTCACCTGCGGGAATATGAACCACATCCAGTGGCCGTTCTTCTCGCCTCTCTTGAGCCCTTCCCTGACGTCTTTGTAGACGCTGTCGTAGCCGTCTATGTATCTTTTGTTTCTGTCGTCGGCCATGCTTATGCCCCGAAGGCCTCCTCGCTCATGCCGAGCCCTTTCGCGAACTCGAGGGCCTCGTCCCTGTCGAGGATGGGATATCCTGCGCTTGGGTGCGGCCCGCGCTCGAATTCCACTCTCTGCCATGAGTCGTGGAACTTCTGGTTGACCCAGAAGTCGTTTCCGTCCGCATCGGTCTTGAATAGCGTGTTGCCGAAGCGGCAATAGGTCTCATTCTCTTCCATAGTAATTCTCTCTCCTTATGTTCTCGACGCCGTTGGGTATCTCGACGTCTTTGTAGATGGTCCTGTTCATGTAATCGAGGTAGCGCAGCCTTTCCTGCTTCTCATCGTCGGGAAGGTCGCCGATCTTGGCTTGTTTCTGCATGTCGTAGTAGTCATGCCCCGACATGATCCCGTCCGCCCTTTGGAAGAAATTCCCATGCTCGTCGATGGACAGGCCGTTCTTGGCCGCGTACATCTTCGGGAGCATGAACTGAACCTCGACTTTGTGGCCGTTCGGGGACACGAGCTTCAGCCCTATGTCCTTATAGCCTTCCTGCATCATGCCGTTTTTGGACGCGAGATACCTGTTCTGAAGGTATCTGACCTTGTATCCGCGGGACATCAGCGCCTCGATGAAATCGTTGGTGCTCCCGGCGAACTCGTCAGGGTTGAACAGGATGGTGTACCTTATGAGGTCGTCGCACCACTCCACGGCTTCCTGCGCGGTGTTCCCATAGTATTCCATGTTCTCCTGCAGCTTGTGGGCGATGCTGTCCGGGCTTTTCACGACATGGTCAAGGCCGACCATATCGCCGCCGATCAGCTTCGATATGCCTCTCATATCCTCGGTGATCGGGGCCTCGTTGGCCAGCGACTGCTCATGGAGGGCAGACGCCGTCTGCCTGATCTCAGGCGGATAGGAGGCCAAAGGCGGGAGCGAGTCTTTCACGTATCGGGAATCCATCTCCCCTTGTTTCCGCACGTCAAAGGACAGGTCGGCCTCGCTGAGGCCCATCGCGTTGGCGACGGCGGCGCCGTCTTTAGGCGCGAATTGGCCGCCTTTTGAGCTTCCTTTTGGGTAATGATTCTCGTTCATTTTGCGCTCCTTTCGAGGAAATTATCCTCTTAGAAATATCATTTGTCAATATGTTTCTTTGACTTTTTTGTAAACGATCTCGCTTTGAAAGGCTTATCAGCCTTTCTCGTCGAGCATCTTGACGCCCCTGCTATCGTCTGCCCGTTTCCCATCGTCATTCCCCCGATGAGAAGCCCATGGTCTTCACCCTCTCGACCATCGGCTTGTCTTTTTTGGCCTCGAAGCTCGGGCAATGGAAGATATCCACCCCGTGGTCGGCGAGATCGTTCTTCGCCGCGTTCATCTTGGCGCACCTGAGCCCGTCGGAATGCACGCACTTGGCGCAGTTCGGGACGATCATCTTCCTCCCGACCATCTCGCCGTCGACGCCCTCGATGTTCTCGGTGTATCTGTTATTTCCTGATTCCATAGTACAATACCACCCTTTCCGTGCCGATCCCGCCGTCGCGCTCGACCTTGACGTCCTTCACGAAGAAATCTATGTCGTTCGGGAACATCCCCTCGCTCTCGTGGGTGTTCCTCGTGATGAGCATGTCCTGCCCCTGCGGGACGTCTATCCTTATGAGTATGTCCTTCTTGGTCGCCCCGACCTTCCCTTTCATGTGGGACAGGTTCGGGCAGGCGGAGAAGCTGAGGAACGACCCGTCCTTCGGCATCACCGATCCGATGAGGGCCGTCAGCCTGTTGGCCAGGTCGTCCATGGTGTACGTGCCCTTCACGAGCCTGTCGTGCCAGCCGTTGTTCTCGGTCGGGAGGCCGTCCAGGACGCCCGTGTTCTTGAGCCACGATACGAGAGGGCCGGTGCCGATGTACCTGTCGACCTGCATGTTCCTCGGGGCGTGGCACGAATGCGTGGCCTTCTCCATCGTCTTTCTGAAAAGCTCGACGTTCGCCCTGGAGAGGTAATCGCCTGGGTTCGTGTTCGGGTCATACCCCTTCACGGCTTTGAACTGCTTGAGCATCTCGTCGTACCCGAGGCGCATCGCGGTGTTGAGGTAGAAGGAGGTCGATCCGGTGCCGATGTAATGGTCTATGACGCTCCAGTCCTGCGGGGTGAGCCCTGAGCTGGCCATCGCCTGGCGCTGGAAGTCCCTGTATTCGTTGTAGTCCATCGGCGTGAACCTTTGGGAGATCTCGCCTTGGGTGTTCGCGCTGTCCATCTCGGAATGGACGTAGTCTATCATCTCCTGCCTGGTCTGCGGGTCCGCTTGGTTATAGTAATCGGAAAAATCCTGCCCGTAGGCGCCGCTGGTTATCGCGTCGATTATGTCCTGGGTGGACTTCATCGACCCGCTGTGGTATTTCTTGAGCCCGGTCTTGTCGTCTTGGTAGCCCTCGCCGCCGCTGGCGACGTATTTGCCGGTATTCGGGTCATAGCTTTCCTGCTGGTTCCCGCCGCCTGGTTTAGTTGCCATATTTGTAGCCTCCGAACATATCCCTCGCTATTTTGTTCTCCGCCTCGATGCTCAGAACGTTGGGGTCGTGGGTTTCGAGGTATTGGGCTATCTCATCCAGGATCTTATGGGTCGTCAAAACATTGTCCCTATAGATGTCTATGTTCTCCCAATATTCCTCTTCCGTCATGTGGAAGCGTTCCATTGTTCTTCTTTTCAGTTCGTCAAACATTCTCGCAGCCTCCGCTAATCGTAAACGACGTCGACGATATTCGGGTTTATGATATCGAATTGGTATCCTTCGCCGGCTATCGCGTCAAAACCCATGATCATCGCGCACAAGCCGCAGTCTTTTGAGATCTGCCTTTCCAAAGAAGCGCATATCTGCCCTGCCTGGCTCGCGCTCATTTTCCCGCCTTCGGTCAGTTTGCCGATCAAATTGCCGACGATCGCGGGTTTGTTTCTCTCGAACGCCTGCCTGAAAGCGTCTATGTCGTCGCCCCTGTTGGAATAAGGGCAAAAGGTGTATTTGACGCCATCCATCTTCACGATGCCCTTGATGGTATGGGCGGCGCCTTCGTCGTATTCGTAGCCGCCGGTGGCCATATAGCAAACCGAGCCGAAATAGGAGCAGTTCTTCCCGCCGACGCGCGATAGGGTCGAGTTGATTTGGGAATTCTGATCCCAGAAACTTCTCTTGACTTCCTTCCAAACCGCTTCGCTCGCGATGCCCATGTTCCTCGTCACCGGGATTTCCTTCGCGTCGGACAGATACCTTCTCAGATCGTCCTCATCGCTTCCGTAATCGAGGCTCATGCTTGGGAAGTTCCGCGCGCGATCTCTGTAATCGCTTGCCGTAATCGGTTTCATGCGGTTGTTGCCCGGATATCTGTTCATCTGGATGCAGGCGGCCAAAACGCTGACTTTGTAGTCAGGTTTATACGGGTTGACCGAGATCATCTCGCTGTTCAGGATGTTGTTGGCGAGCAAATTGTCGACCAGCTTGCTTCCGAACAGCTTGTGCATGTTCAGCGCCGCTTCGTCGGGGGAGCTGAATCTGATCTGGCTTTCGCCTTCCATATTCAGCCTGTCGACCTCGCCCTGCACGAGCTCGGGATACAGCTGATCCTGAACCATCGCGTCGAACTGATCGGCGACGTTCTTGTCGCCGTCGTAGGCGCTTTTCCACTGTGGGTTGCTTGCGAGGATGGCGTCCCTGTACTGCTCCCACGTGTCTATCTGCTGCCCGTTGAATGAGCATGACACCTGGGCGTACTTGCCGTCCTCGACGTTATATACTTCCAGGCCGTGGCCGCCATTGCCTGGCTTTGTCGCGAGCATATGGCGTCACCTCCCCTTAGTTGCCGTTCTTCTTCTTGAGGAACCCGCTCAGGCTCGGCTTGGCCGCCGGGGCAGCCCCGCCCGTGACGCTCGCCGGGACGTTGCCCCCGAAGAGCTGGTTCAATACGTTCATGTTCTGCTGGGTCAGGCCGTTGCCCGCGCTCGGGGCTCCCTGGTTCGGGGCCTGAAGGGTCTGGCCAGGCTGGGCGCCAGGCTGACCTGGGGCAGGCGTGACCGGGGTCGGGGCCGGCTGTGGCGCTGGCTGCGGCCTTGGCTGAGGCGCTGGCTGAGGCTTCGGCTGTGGGGCGACCATCGCAGGGGTGCCCGGCTTGACCTTCATCGCGCCGGTGTTCTGGTTGATGACCGGGGTCTCCTGGCCGCTTGCCTGGGCTTTCTGCTGGGCGGCTTTCTCATCGGCTGAGCGGCGCCCTTTCTTCGTCTCGTCGAAAACGGAGCTCTCGCCCTCGAACTCGCCCTTGACGGTGTCGTATCTGCGTTTGCCCACATCCCATATGTCGGCCCCCGCGATATGCGTCTTGAAATCGCCTTTGGTGACGACCTCCCCGCCTGTGGTGTAGTAATTGCCTCTGTATCTGTCCCAGTATTTTCCGCTCTGGTTGGCGAAATCGCGCTTGACGTCGTCGATCTTGACGCCGTTCTCGCCTCCCGTCAGGAGAGGGTTGACCGTCTCGCCGCGGCTTGGCCCGTATTTCGGGTTTATCGCCTCGCCGTTGACCGATTTGTAGGTGAATTTCCCGTCGCCGGTCCTCGGCTGCATAGTGTCGTTGTTGGCTTTCCTATGGTCGCTGTTCACGCCCGGGGCCCTCTGGTTAGGGTCCCTCGCCATCGGGGATCCGCCCCCGCCGACGCCTTCCTGATACTGCCCGAACCCGCTTCCCGCGGTGTCCTGGATCTTGCTTTTCACATAGGGTTTCTTATTGGCCATGCTTAAATACCTCACGATCTTGCTTTCGACCTTATTTTACAAACCTTTCCCCGCATACGCAACGAAAAAAGGGCACACCCTTTTTGGGTATGCCCTGATTCGCTCGTGGCTGACGCGGTTAGGCGCTTGCGGAGACTTCGATCGGGGTGCTGTTGACAGCGGCGACCTTGCCATCCCAGAGGGCGACAATGAAGTACTTGTCGGTTCCGCTCTGCGGGGCGGCTGGGTCGAAGGTCGACAGGTTGATGATCTGGGTGCACTTGCCCATGAAGGTGCCGTCCGCGGCGTCGCCGATGGCTGGCGCGGTGGCGTTCTTGTAGGCATAGATGCCGTCGACGATCTTATCGCCTGGGATCAGGTAGAGGCCGCTGATGAGCTTGGTGGTCGCGTTGTAGGCGTACTTGAGCTGAGCGGAGGTATTGGTGTCGTTGGCAGCGGTGACGTTGCTGGTGTGGACATAGATGCCGATCCTCTTGTTGTCCGGGACGAAGACGTCGTGGTAGATGCGGATGTTGACCTTGTAGCCATCGAAGTCCTGGACGACCTCTGGGCCGAAGACCTTGACCTTATCGTACTTGGTGACGTGGGCGACGGCGCTCTTGGCGACGACCATGAAGTCGATCTTCTGGGAGCCGTCTTTCCAGGTGTAGCCATTGTCCCCGTTGAGCTGGATCATGGTCCTGAAACGGTTGGCCGGGACGGCGATGATGTCGCGCCCCTCGTACTGGCCGATCTGGAACTTGACGTCGTCCTTGTATTCGGTCTGCCTGAGGGTCTTGACGACCTCGCCGGTGCTCCTCAGGTTGTTGAAGAATTTGTTGGAGCAGAAGATGACCTGGTCAGCTTCCGGGACCTCGTAGTCGCCGAGTTTCTCGAACGCGTCGTTGAGGGCCTGGATAGGTCCGTCTGGGTTGTAGCCCATGCCGGAGGCGAGCTGGATGGTGCTGGTGCTCACGGTGGCGGCCAATTCGGCCAGCTTGGAGAAGACGTAAGCGTCAACCTCAGGGATGACCTTGGTCCTGCTGAACTCCTTGGTGGAGGCGGCGACCGCTAAGCCGTCGGTCTCCTCATCGTCGAAGAGCTCGATGCGGAGCTGGGTGCCGCGATCGCACTGGATCGTGAATTCCTGCCACTCGAAGGAGACGTCGCCCTGCTGGTAGCCGTAGCCTTTGATGCTGGTGCCGTCGTGGTTGGCGGTTGAGTTGCCGGCGTAGTTGCCGTCGACCTGCTTGTTGGCGCGATGGTAGTCGCTGAGGCCGGTTGACGCGAACTTGCCTATTTTGACGGTTTTGACCCCGGTGAATTTCAGGAGGTCCCTGTCCCCGTCGAGGACGCTTGAGCACGCTTCGGCCTTATAGACTTTGTCCCAGGCCTTGGTGCCGTACTTGGTGATTAAATCGATGGAGTTTGCCATTGTTTTCTTGCCTTTCTTTCACGCTCGGCAAGGAATCGTTCCCTATGCTCGCTCCGCTCTCTCTGCTTTCTGAATCAGTAGATTACCACTTGAATCTCTTCTGAGCCTCTTCCCAGCCCTTCTGGTCCTCGTCCTCCTCGGATGGCTTCTGCCCATCCTCTGATGGCTTCGGTCCTTCCGGATGCTGTTCCGGACCCTTAGGCGCCTCATCGACGCCCGCGGCTGCCTTGAAGGCCTCCGGGCTTTCGCCCGGCTTTATCTCCTTGGCGGCCTCCGCCTGCTCCTGGGTGATGCCTTGGGCACCTTCCCCTGCGCTTGCGATCGGGTCTGGGGTCGGGTCGTTCTTGAATTCGTCGGTCAGCTGATATCCCATGAACTGGGTCAGCGTCTCGAGGTCCTTCCTGTCCATCTTCCCTTCCTTGAAGGTCTCGTAGAAGGTATCCATGATCTGCTCGTCGGTGAGCCCCGCTGCCTGAAGCTGCTTCTTTAAGGACTCCATCTCGGCTCTGTCCATGTGTTTCCCTCTCCTTCCTTAGATCTTGTAGTATTTGCTCATGACGTAGTCCTCCTCGGACTGCGCCGCGCCCGGCTGGCCCTCGTTTCCGAGCGCCGTTATGGTAGAGACCGGCTCCGGGTTCTCCGGCTCCTGCGGCTTCGCGTTCGGGTCTGGGGCGAAATTCGGGTTCGGCTGCCCGCCTGCCCCGGCCCCTTTCCACTCGGGATGAGTCGCCAACTCGCCCTGGATCGACTCGACGGTGACCTCGAGGCCCTTCGATTTTATGATGGCTTTCGCGTCATCGAACCTCGACCTGTCTATGCCGCTCTCGAGCAATGCGACCTGCTCCTTGACCCCGGCAAGCTCGGCGTCCCTCGCGGCGGAATCGGCCTGCCAGCCTGTCCTCGCCTCGTCGAACTCCTGCCTGACGGTCTCGTATCTCTGGGCGTTCCCCATAAGCTCGTCCATCGCCTTCTCGTCGTCCACGCCGTAGCGGCCGTAGATGGCGCGGTAGGTCTGCTCTCGCGTCTCCATGCGGGTCTTGCCGACCAGCTCATTGACCTGGCTCTGCGTGAACGTCCTCTCGGCCGGATGGGCCTCAGGTTCGTTCCCTGCCTCGGCGTTCGCGTCGCCTCCGTTCGGCATGCCGCCCTGCCCCTCAGGCTCGGATGGACCCGTGGCTGGGGCGATGTCCCCGGACAGCCCTTGGCCGTCCTCCGCGGAAACCGTCTCTGCGTCGTGGATCTCCTCTGCCGTCGGCACAGGCGAGCTGCTCAGCCCGATGCCTCCCTCGGCGGAAGGGGAAGTGCCTTCCTGCGGGGCGCCGACCGCCCCCTCGCCTTCCGAAATGATCTTCTCTTCGACATCCATAAACTTTTTACCTCACTGGAATCTGAGTCCGAAACCCGGTGCCAGGCGCCGGTACCTTTGCCAACATTATAACGCCCATACGCGAGGCAAATCAAACCAAAATGGGTTTTTTCTGTATTTATTAATACCTTTGGTATTGATAACCGCCGGGATTTCTTCATTCTTACGGAAAACCCCCATTCTAAGGGATTTCTCCTTCATCCATTTCTCTTATGCGTACAATAGGCATAAATCATAAGAATTAACTTCTTCCCGGGATTACCAATATCCTGAAGGATATTAGTAAATACACAGAAAAATCGCGGTTCGCCTTTACATATATTAATATATGTAACCTATTTACATACCCCGATATGTGCGCTATAATCCTCTCAGAAAGGAGCCGCGACGATGGACTTCATAGACCTGAAAGGCATACGGGCCGCGAGGAGATCCCTCGGGATGACCCAGTCCGAGCTGGCCGCCAAGGCCGGCATAACCCAGCAGCACCTGTCCAAGATAGAGAGGCTCGCGTCCGACGCGGGCGCATCCACCCTGAGCAGGATAGCCAACGCCCTCGGCGTGGGGATCGTCCTCAGATGACCCCGGCGGAGAGGCTCTCGTCCCTCGGGTACTCGCCGATAGCCGACCTCCCGTTCGGGGAGGCCAGGGACGCGCTTGAGGGGATCGTGCGGAGGCGCCCCCTGCCGGAAGGGGCCGCGTATTGGGGGAAGATCCTGGCCCAGAGGCTGAGCTACGCGTTCCCGGACGGGTCCGAGGCGGTCAACGAGATAGCGTTCGCGCTGATCTTCCTCATAGGGCCGGACGGGGGCCTGATGGACTGCCTGATGACCCCGGCGGGCGGGATCGAGATAAAGGCCCAGCCCGACTTCGAGGCCATAAAGGAGATACACGCCACGTACAGGCACGACCTCGGCGAGATCGCGGGGGACGACGCCAGGGAAGGCGAAGGGAGGCTCGCATAGGGCCTCTTTTCCTTCTCTGTGGATGGGTATATGGTGTTAATATTCGGGATGGGCTAGGGGTTTTCGGAGGGAAAAAGAGACCCACCCCCCCTCAAAAAGACTGACACTACCCACCCCCTGGGGGTA